CCCAAGCTCTTTTCTGAAAACGTTCATGGAACAAAGGCAGGACAAGGAATAAAATGGCCGGTTTAACAAACAAGCAACTCACTCTTATCCGTGAAACACCCGAAGAATGGACCCCTTACGTATTCGACAAAGAGCCCGGAAAGAAGCCTCTGAAAACATTCAACTCCGTAGAAAAGATGGGGTTTATTGAAAAAACTCAAATCGACGGTGTTCTGTTAATACGAAGAACAGAGGCAGGCTCTCAAGCCTCTCACAAGAAAAAACTGTTGGACCCAAGCAGTTCTGCCAAAGTCTGCCCAACCTGCGGAATTGAAAAAGACAAAGAAACCGGATTCGGAAAAAATAGGTCCACCAGGGACGGGTATCAGTCTTGCTGTCTGATTTGTTCACGGGCCGCAACCGCCCGCTGGAAAGAGAAATCTGACAACAAATCCAAGATTAGGGCAACTAAGGCGGCTTGGAGAAAAGCAAACCCTGAGAGCGCCAAACAGTCTGTGCGAAAATGCTGGGATAAGAACCACGACCGATACAAGGTAACCGGATGGAGACATTGGATCAAGACCAGGTATGGGCTGACCGAAGAGCAGTATTACGAAATCCTGGAGAGACAAAACTTTGGGTGTGCAATATGCGGCAAAGCGGAGGCCGACTCAAAACGCAAAAGATTCTGTGTAGACCATTGCCACGATACTAATGTCGTCCGTGGACTTCTTTGTTTTGGTTGCAACGTATCCTTGGGAAACATGAACGACCGAATCGACCTGCTAGAGAAGGCCATCGGCTACCTAAAGAAATTTCCCAAGACAGGGATGAAGTGTGTTACAATGGACCAGAAGGAGAAAACTGATGTATCCTGTGCCTGAAGGATTGATGGCCCGCCTGGCCGAGATCATGCCCAAGAAGCCGGAGCCGGTGTGGCCCAAAGATCAAAGGATGATCCTCAACTTGGAACCAATCCGGTACAGTGCCGAGGTGTTCCTGTCCTGGTTGGGAGACGATCTTCCCCAAGGACAATCTGAGGTTTTGGCTACTCTTTGGGTCTTTGGAGAACTGCTCTGCGGGGATATGGAAAAGATGATCAACCAGTCTTTCAAAATCGCAAATGATTTAGCCGCTTGCACAATCAGCCCCGTCCGGATAATGGACAAGGAGGTCCTGTGATTAAAACGACACACACCACCGTTAAAACGTGCGACAGATGCAAGAAGGTCGTCCAACAACTTGGCACCTTAAAATTGAATCCGGTGGAACCCCGGGATTGGGACTTCCGAAGAGAGACGGTATTCTGGGGTGTCTCTGAGTTCGACAAAACCGTCGCCGATCTCTGCGACGACTGCTGGGACGAACTCATGCTCTTCTTGGGAAAAGAACCTTCTTGGTGGAAAAAGATGCTACGACCGTGGGAGAAGGAGACCCCGTGAAGCGCCTAGTCATCGACGGAACCAAACCCGGGCCCCTCGACCTGCGGATAGAGGACAACAACTCTCCCTGGGGTTGGTTTATCCAGAAGCACATGCTAATGCAACCCGACGACTTCTCTGAATTGGTATTGCAAGGAAGCGACAGGTTTGTGGACTTTTTGAAGGAACTCGTAACCTACGGATGTGGAGGAAAACATGACCTGGTGGAATAAAAAGCCGAAGAAAGAACCCGAGACAGAAGAATCATTTCAGTCGGGATATGCTTGTTTGACAAATCACCACGTTCTTAGGTCGGCTTGGGCGGTTTCCCCAACACCCAAAAACCCTTGGATAGTTTGCCCGGACTGCGGAGATTGTATGAAACCGGCAGTCCTCCGAATAGTCGAACACGCACAGAAAGGAGGGTGGTTGCGGGAGGTGCCTTTGAGTGTAGAATTTGTCCGTTACCTGGACGAACCCAAACCCGAAAAGAAACCCAAAAGTGTGGCTCAGTACGAGTTGTGGCTGATCGAAGTTGAAAAGTACCTTCGTCGTTCCTTGTACCGGACAGAGATGTGCTTGGCCGCCGGGCTCTACACACAACCATCTACTGCGAAAGATGCGGCGGCGGAGATTCGGAGATTGAGAGGGAAAAAATGAGCCTGTGCGCCTCGCATTGGAAACCAACCGGGGAATGCGATTGCCCTTTTACGGGCTTTTGTTGTGAATGCGGGTCCCCTTGTAAGGACCACGATCTTGTTGGGAACGCTACAGAGCAGGACGGCCTGGGCGAGTGGCCAAAACATTGGTGTAACAACTGTATTAACACGCACCTAGAAGAAGATGCAAGGAGTAACGCATGAGTTTTCTGTACACCAGCGCCTCGGGGCGGGAAGTCGCCCACGGGTCTTCGTCGTCATTGGATCAGTTCCGGTTCTGCCGCCGCAAGTTCCGGCTGTCCCGCGTAGACGGGTGGAAGGAAAAGGCTAAGAAAGCCAGTTTGGAATTTGGAAAGTGCATCGAGGCCGCGATCCAGTTCTACTGCGACAACGGGAAGAAACCAGGAGAAGCTACTTCGGAATTCGAGCGCCTGTGGCTCAAGTGGTCCGATAACAAGGAACTGGTCTACACCGCCCAGGAGAACAACTGGTTCGATCTCTACACGATGGGCAAGGAGATGACTAAGCTCTTCGAGATTCTGCTCCCGACCCTGCCCATCAGGAATCCGAAGTGGCAGCTACAATTCTTGAAGAAGCTGTGGCCCGGGACCGACCTGGACGACCTGGAATTCATGGCATACATCGACTTGCTGTCTACCCTGGAAGACGGATCACGCTTGGTGCTCGACATCAAAACCGCAAAATCTGCTTTGGAAGCAGACCCTAAGTTGTTGACTATGGACGGACAACTTCGAAAATATGCGTGGGTTACAGGATGCCGGGACGTGGGATTCCTCAATTTCGTGAAGGCCGGGAATCCAAACGAGTTCCGCAAAGGAACGGTAGTAACTCTGCTTTCGGACGTTCGAGAACTTGGGTGGGACGCCGGACGACCTTTGGTAGTAGTAAAAACCGAGGAGATAACCGACCCCCTTGTCAACAGCAAGCTCGCTCTCGTCGTTGGGGTCGCCGAAGATGTCCGGATAATGGACGAAGCCTTGGAGCAGATAAAAGGAAAGGGAAGCACCGAAGCCAAATCCCAAGTGTTGGCGGACTACCTGTTGGAAGGAAAGTTGTGTAAAGTAACCCGCGAATCCGTGACCCGCGTAAAAATCCAACTGGTGAAAGGCACAATACCCGAAGAAGAAATGGCCGAGATCGGGCAGCAGATTGGTACGGACATGATGGCAATCCGAGAAGCCTCTAAGTCCAATGCTTTCTTTATGGATGGCGGTACGAGATTTCCGAACGCAATCTGTGTATGGTGTTCCTTCAATTCTATCTGCCTTCGAGACAACAAGAGGCGCGATGAAACTTTAGTCAAGATCGGTCCCGCAGCAAAAGAGGATGACTGGCTTACCGAATTAGAAGCCGGGGAGGAAGAATAATGTTCACACGACTCAGAAACGCTTGGGCAGTTCTCCGGAGCAAAACGGTTATGCCACAAAGCATCTATGTCTACCCCGCCGAGCATAACCCGAACAACCCCTTTCTGCCCGACCCAGAGTTCGACAAACGCTTTTGGGCGGCCTGGCCGCGCTGGCATTTTATCAACTGTTGGAAAAGCTACCAAGGACTCCGTAGCTTTAGCTTATTGGGGGTGTGGCGGGCTAAAGGAGGTTCTTTCGGCCTGAACCTGTTTAATTTTGCGGTCGAGTTTAACCCTCACCACAAGGAGAACCGAAAGGATTTCAAAACATGCGCGTAGTTCTCATAAGCGACACGCACGGCCAGCACCGGAAATTTGCAATCCCGGAGGGAGACGTTTTGATCCACGCAGGGGACTTCATGTACTCCGGACGATACATGATGGAGATCAGTGACTTCAACGATTGGCTGGGCTCCCTCCCACACAAGCATAAAGTTGTGGTGGCAGGAAATCACGACATCCTGTTTGAAACGCAGCACGGTTCTCGGGCTCTGTTGACCAACGCAACCTACTTGGAAAACTCCGGGGCGGTGATTGAGGGGCTCAAATTTTGGGGTTCCCCCGTCCAACCGGAGTTTAACGACTGGGCATTCAACGTAAAAAGAGGGCAGGACATTAAGAAATACTGGGATATGATCCCCGACGACACCGACGTTCTGATTACGCACGGTCCTCCGTGGGGACTGCTAGATCAGATTCGTCCGGGACGGGAAGTTGAGCATCTGGGTTGCGGGGAGTTGCTCAAAGCTGTCCGCCGAATCAAACCAAAGCTGCATGTCTTCGGGCACATCCACGGGGGGTATGGGACGTTCAAAGAAGGACCCACCCAATTTGTAAATGCTTCTCTCTTGAATGAAGCATACAAGCCGGTGAATGCTCCAATTGTAGTAGACTTTCAAAGCGAGAAAGACTTGGTAGCCAAACTCCCCGCGTTTCCCCTCCCCCGGCAGAAAGAACTTACGGATCGGGAGCTTGCGCTGTTGGTTGACATGCTGACCGAAGAACCGAAAATTGTGGGCGGGAAGTTGTCCGAATAGTGGCAAACATATTCTTCATCTCGGATACCCATTTCGGACATGCGGGGATTCTTTCCTTCAAGAAAGAGGATGGTTCTCCCCTTCGGCACTTTGCTTCTGTCCAGGAAATGGACCAACACACCATCGACCGATGGAACTCCGTCGTGCGCCCGCAGGACCATGTCTACCATTTGGGCGATGTGGCAATGAAGAAGTCATGTTTGGAGACGATCTCCCGCTGCAACGGACATCTACGCCTGGTGAGGGGAAACCACGACATATTCCCTACCAAAGAATATCTGAAGTTCTTCGACGAAATCTACGGGGTGCGCGTGCTCGACGGCATGATTTTCACCCACATACCGATCCATCCCGAGAGCCTGGGACGGTTCAAGGCCAACGTACACGGCCATACCCACGGATCGCCTTACGGAAAGTTCGGGCCCCGGTACATCCATGTCAGCGTCGAGGCCGTGGACTACGTTCCGGTTTCGCTGGAAGATTTGAAACTGAGGTTGTCCGAATAATGGACAGGAGAACAGATGCCAGCCAGAGTAGTTGATGGAGACGCAATCTACCTCTCCGGAAAAGTCAAAGCCTTGAAGCCAGAACACCGGGCAGAGTATTCGTACCTGATCCCCCTGGCCGAGGCTAATGGTGTGTTCGAAGCAGACCCTAACAGAATCTGGGCCAAGGCTTACGCATACCTGCGGGATGGGATTGATCCGGGATGGGTCCGGGACTTGCTTGAAGACTTTAAGAGTGTTGATTTGCTCCGCACATGGGAAGAAAATGGAAAGATTTGGGGGTGGTGGACCGGGATTGACAAGACAGGGAGGCTCCCTTCCAAGAAACATTTGGACCGATACAAGAACCTACCGCCAAGTGCCCCCCTTTCAGTAACTTCCGACTGTCCGGGAGAGTCCGGGACTGGTCCGGAGTAGTCCCGCTAGGATTGGTATTGGTTTGGTATAGGATTGGTAAGGATAGGAACGGAGCCTGCGGCGCTCTTTTTCAAAAACTTTTTAAGACGGACAAGGAGAAGAAATGAAAATCAAGAAAGAACTTCAAGCAGTGTGTGCAGGATTTGGGGTTAAGGCCGGGGGCTACCAATCGACCTGGGAGGAGATTCAAACGCTGGCGACCGTCCACTCGGTCGGGGCTGTTGTCAGAGACTTCGAGGATTGGATGCAGGAGTACCGGGGTGACGATTTCCCGCAGGGGGCCGTCTCGAAGTACCTCCACGTCGCTGCGGAGCGCCTGGGGGCCGATTCTTCCCCCGCAGCAGCCTCTCTGAAGTCCCCAGAGGTAGTTTCCCTTGTCCGGGAGCTTGTCTACGCAGCAGACGGCCAACTGAGCTTCATAGACAAGCAAAAGATTCGACTAGCGGAAGTCCTGAAAGAGTTCTCGCAGGAAGAAGTGGTCTCCGTCTTCAAGACCTGGCTCAAGGACCAAGACCTGACCGACGCCAAAAACCTATCGTTTGCCCCGGGGAAGTTCGTCCAGGTAGTGGACAGCTTCGCCTACTGTGCCCGAAGGCGGAGGGAAGAAGCCAAGCGGACGGCGGTTCTTCGAGAAGCGGCAGTTGCCCAACTCCAGGCCCAGGCCGAAGAAGAGAGAGCGGAGTCCGAGAAGAAGAAAATGGCGGAAGACTCTCAGTTTGACCCTTTGGCTTGAAAATAGTTGTCCGGGTAATGGATTTCTGTGGTATAATGAGTTTTGTAGGAGGTAACCATGAAATACGAAAACGTGAAACAAGCGATCATCGAGGCACACACCTTCATAGACAAGGCCACCGACCTTCTTATCTTGACGGACAAAGAGGGCCTGAACAACCTTGACACCGTGGTCCAGGGGTCCGGCGCGGCCTCAACCCGAAGGGCCTCCCTCGAACTTACTAAAGCTCTCGCACGGATGCGAGCTTCGGACTGGGTGGAGGTGGGGGCATGAGCGGATTCGACAAGAAGTCCAACGCAAATTTCATCAACGACGTTGTGAACCAGGACCTCCTGGACACAGCCGTTGTCTGGATCGGGGACAACCTCCAACCGGAAGATGTGTTTTCCCAGAGAGAGCTTGAAGACTGGGCGTTCGCCGACGGATTTAGGAAATTCGAGTAGGAGGAAGAGATGAATCAGCAAGATTGGGTCGAAAAGTTCAAAGCAATTCGCGCTCTCAGCCCCCTCGATACGGGATTGTTTATGCGGAACGACGGAAGTTGGTATTTTCTCCAACACGGTGTCGAACGCAAAGAAGGCGGGTGCTCAAGCAGTGGATATGAGGCCGGGAGTTGCCCAGAACAAGCGACACACCAACGGTGGGCCTGGCTTACCAATCCGAAGTATTACCTTGTCCTTAATTCCTCTCGGGAAAACCGCAGGGCCGTCCGGTGGAACAGTTTCATGTGGGAAGATGTTGTAGAGGAGAAGCGGGTTGACTGAGGACCTCGATGCCCTAAAATCCGACCCCGGAGTTCTCCGGATATACGGGCAACTTGTTCCCGGTCTGAAGAAGGCAGGGAACAAGTACGTCGGCTGCTGTCCATTACCCGGACACAACGACAAAACACCCAGTTTCACGATCTTCCAGGACATGCGGTGCTCCTGCTTCGGTTGCGGGGAAAACCTCAACATTTTCCAACTCATCCAAAAAGTGGAAAACTGCGATTTTGCAACGGCGGTCGAGCGCGTGAAGAAAGAACTGGGACAGTCCGATTGGGAAGCTACTAAGCAGAAAGTGGAGTCTACTTTCAAGCCCGTTGCCGAGCCTAAGACCTACCGGACACTACCCCTATCTTCCTGGACCAAGCTGGAAACTGCTCTGGCCAACTCCAAGGATGCTGTCCATTATCTGGACAAAGAGCGCGGAATAACACTTGCGACTGCGCAGCAGCTTAGACTTGGGTTTGTGCAGAACATTGGTAACCTGACAGGAGAGCAGGGAGCCGACATCGCCGACCAAGGCTGGTTGGCCTTCCCTTGCATAGAGGGCAACCAGATCGTCTCTGTCAAATACCGCAGCCTGCAAAGGAAAAAGCCTGGTGGGTTTGCCCGGCAGCCAGGAATGGCGACTGCTCTGTGGAACACGGAAGCCATCGACTGTTTTGAACCTGTCTACCTCGTAGAAGGAGAATTTGATTGTGCTATCTTAGCGCAGGCCGGGTACAACGCTGTTTCTGTTCCAAGCGCCGGGACAAAACTAACCCCAGCCCAGAAAGACCAACTGATGCAAGCCTCGATGGTTATCCTATCCGGGGACACCGACCAGACGGGCTCTTCTTATATGTCGAAACTTTGGCAAGAGCTTGGGACGAAATGCTATCTGCTTTCCTGGCCTTCGCCAATGAAAGACGCGAACCAGACGTTTCTTGAGCACTGCGGACGAGACTTAGACAAGTTCCGGGCCCTGGTCGAGGAACTGACGAGCAAGGCTAAGTCACAGCCGATGCCCGACATCTATTCCATTCAGGAAGTCATGCAACACGGAGAAGACACTAGCCTCGTGGACCGAGCCGACCGGCTGCGATTTCCTTGGAAAGCGGTGGACGAAATGGCGGTGCTGCTTCCGGGCTCCGTACTGGGTTTGATGAGCACCAGCACCGGCCAAGGCAAGACTTGCTATTCTTTGCAATTTAGTTTATTTGGGTCTAGGAAATACAACGAAGTTGTGATAAATTGGCAATGCGAATTGTCCCCGTCTGAACTCGCCGTAATGGTAGCGGCTCAGGTTCTACATAAGAACAGGAATTTCCTATCCAAAGCAGATTTGAAACAGGCGGCGGATCAACTCAGTGACGCTCAATACTACGTGGGCAATAATTCAACCATCAACAACATCATGGACGTTCTGGATTTGATGGAGGCTGCTGTTCGGCGCACCGGGGCTACAGTTTGTGTACTGGATAACTTGACCTTTTACACAACGGGAGTGGATGACGAGGTTCGAGTTCAAGCAGCAGCAATGAAGCGCATCAAGCAAATGGCCATTCAATATGGATTGAAATTTATTGTCGTAAGTCAGCCAAGGAAGGCTTCGGCTCAGTCCAAAGGAAAGAAAACACATATCTCTGACGCAAAAGGATCAGCCAGTCTTGGAGACACGTGCGACAGCTTCATGGCCCTTCATCGGGAATTGTCCAAGGATACGGACGGGACTGGTGTCAATGATCCGTATGAAGAGAAAACGCTAATCGAGATGCTGAAGACGAGGTCTAAAGGTTTGGGAAAGTCCAGCACGACTCTCCAGTTCTTCGGAGAGTTCGCAGAATTTCAAGCCATCGAGAATAATTACGAAGGAGCACCAGAATGAGTGACACTTGGTGAAACCCGGGGAGTTGCCCGCCAATTGGGGTTTGTACGTCGCGCAGAAGACCAAACTGAAGTGCGTAGCTCCCTGCCCGAAGATGGAACCCTTACCGATGGACCGAGGAATGCTGACAGCCCTGCTTTACGCCGTGCAGACGAAGCACTTAAAATTGGACGCTTCTGTCCTCACCAAAGCTCGGAACGACGGCTACGCAGAAGGAGTTGCTCGGACTCAAGAGGGAACCTACGAGAAAGCATATCGAGAACTTCAGGAGAGAGTCGAAGCCTTTGATAAAGCGTCGGGGATTGATGTTCAATATGGTTGGAAAGTAGAAAAAATAGGAGAGGCTGTTCGTGTTATAATGAGTGGAGACTCGGAGATAAAGAGACTTTTATCCCAAGCCAAGTACGGGGTGCAGTCGGCGGAGAGACTAAAGACGGAACTACAGAACCACGCCGACATTTTGGAATCTGTGCTCTCTAAGCTACCCCAAGAAAAGGATGAAGAAGAATGAACATCGCCGCCACCGACCTCAAACATGCCCTCAAGCGCCTATCCGGCGTGAAGACGGAGACCTACCAAGTCAGCGAGACCTCGGTCTCCGCACAAGACAGTGATGCCTGGGTTGTCGTCGATTGTCCATTATCCGGACTTGGTTCGGCCTTCAACATCGCGGGCAAGAAGTTATCGTCCGTGGTCAACAGGATGTCGGGCCAAATCGAGATTCTACGCGAAGACAAGAAGCTGACACTCCGTTCTGCCAAGGCGAGGATCGAGCTTGAAATCCAACCGGCAAAAACACCGGCAACCCCGAGCCAACCGGACAAGGTGCTGTCCCTGCCTGCCGCAGAATTCAAACAGGCTCTGGCCCTCGCTTTTGCCTCCGCATCTCCCGCCAAATCAGCGCCGTTCGGGGGCTGTGTCCAGCTTCAAAGCTTGGGTTTGGGTCTTGAGGAGGAAGGACCGAAGGGCTACCGGATCACCGGCACAGATGGTATCATTCTGACCACGGTCAACGCCAAAGTGGAACTTCCCTTCGAGTTCCGGATGCTCCTGAACCTGACTGCGGCATCCATTGTCCAACTAATGGATGGGGCCCAAATCGAAGTGGGTGAAACCAATACCCACCTGAAGATAACCTCCGGCGGCACAACGGTCTACGCCTCGAAGCCAATCCAGACGTACCCAAATTATGACAGCTTGCTGTCCGCCGTTCCTCACACAAAACTGAGCTTTCTCGCGGAAGACCTGCTGTCCGTCCTGCGCACGGTCGAGCCTATGGTTGATGAATCAGTAGACCAAGGGGCTGTCGCTTTACATTTCAAAGACGGTGTGGTACAATGTCTTAGTGGGGGAGTGGGGAGCGCGGCCCAGGACGAAACGGTTTACGAGCAGATTGACCCCGACCCGATCTTCGAACCCCGAGAAGTCCGCTTGAAGCTGAACGTCAAGTACCTGTCCAGTTTCCTTTCCAAGACTAAAGGACCGGCGGTTTTGAGCATTACGAACAAGCCCGTCTTTCTGGAGTCCGGAAACATGCTGGTACTGACCATGCCGATGCTTACCAAGGAGAAGAAATGAAGCGCATAATCCTGTTTCTCACTTTACTGTTGGCTCCTGCGCTGTACGCGCAGACGGTTAAGCCTGCACTACCAACCACGGCGACGGACAATGCTGCTATCAAGCCAGCACTACCGACTATTACAGTACCTCCGGCAAGTTTGCTGCATTCTGACAACCTCGTCGATTTTTCTACTATTGCGTCGTTTGTTGTTCCGTTGTGCGGGTGGCAGGGTCGCGAGCGAGACGATGGCCAGTGCGAGATTACAATAACTGCTCCACCTGATTACGAAAACTTCAAATGCACAGTCCATCAACATAAGCAGGGTGAACTGTACGTCATCACCTGCACATGGAAACCGAAGGCCAAGCCATGACCGATCTTGAAATTCTTCCCCCGGTCAACTCAGAAGCGGCGCAGCAGAAACAGACAGAGATCGACGGGCTTCTCGAACAAATCTCTGCCCACGAGCTACGCCTGGCCAAACACTTCGCTCGCCTCTCCCGCTTGGTCCGGGAAGTGAAGGTCGAGCAGTATTGGATTCCCTTGGGGTATGACCGCTTCACCTCCTACTTGGAAGTAATCCGAAAGAAGATAGGGAGGGAACGCAGCCAGATGTACGCCGTGCTCTCCGTGTCAGAAGTTTTACACCCTTTTCTGACAGACGAGGAGCTTGAGACCGTCGGAATCACAAAGGCGCACGAACTCAAGCGCCTGGTCAAACAAGGAGGCAGGGTAGACGCGGAGGTTCCCGGGCTTTTGAGCCCCGTCCGGATAATGGACTTTGCTGCTGATCCAAAGACAACAGCTTTAATGCTCCGCGCCAAAGTCAGCGAGTTGCTACACGTCCACGAAGCTCCGAAGGGGTTGTGGTACGAGTTTGACCCTCCCGGGTTCTACGCCACCGCAGACGAACGGAAAGAGATCGCGGAGTTTTGGGAACTCGGAAAACTGATTTTGCAGGATACGTTCGAGTCCGAGCACGAAGAAAAGAAGCAGGTGTTCTTGGCCGCAGCCCGGGAATCCACATCAACTTGGAGAGGGGAGTTGGCGAATGCCGAGCAAACTCGTCCGCGTTGAACTCGGGGATGAAGGACGCCCAATCCGAATTTTCAGGGACAAGTCCTGGCTGACGTGCGAGAACCCCGTCCAGTTAATGGACAGAGCTAGGGCTGTTCTCTCGATTAGAGAGCAGGTGTTTTGGCGGGCGAGAGACTTCAAGAATATGCGCCCCGTATTTTGTATCGAAGCCTACGCCTGTGAACGCTGCGGACGACGAATAACCTGGGAGACCTTTGAAATGAACGAAATCCGGCCCAAGGGGGCCGGGGGAGGTAAGACCGGCGGAGAAGTTTCCCTCGAAAATTGTGAGGCATTGTGCCACCAATGCCACCAGGGTAGTCCAGATTCCGCTCACGGGAATCGGCGGTGGCAAACAGCAAAACTCGATCCCGAAGGATCATAAATGGACGCTCTCAAATACCAACCCGTAATCAAAGATGTCATGGCCAAACTGAAGGTGCGTAAAAACCAGCAGGAGGATATGACACAAGAATGCTACTTGGCTCTGCTTGCCGGAGAAGATAAGCTGAAAGCAGCAGACGACGACATGGGGTACGCAGCTACAATCTGCCGGAACAGAATTCGACAGTGTTGGTCGAAGGAGCGATTCGGGATTCCAAATTTCAACCAGATAAAAGACGACCCGCCCCAGATCAGATTCGATTCCTTGTCTGAGCCTAAGATACAGAGGAAGGCGGCCAAGGTTGCTTCTCTTTCTCCGGCCCCGGACGCTGGGCTTTTATTCATGGACCTGCGGGCGGCTGTTTCCAAGCTCTCGGAGGAGGAACAAGACGTGGTTCAAAGGATTCTTGGGGGCGAGTCCCGGGAGCAGATAGCAGCCGCTTTGGGGCTTAGTCGGAGAGCAGTGGGCAGGCGGTACAAAGCCGCTGTCGAGAAACTGAAGAAAGTGCTGGGGGTTTGAAATGGGCGTATCGAAAACAGTAACGGTTATTTGCGATTATTCCAAATGTTTGGGCAACAAAACCGGCCCGGCTGTGGTACAATGGAATGAGACGGATGTCTCGTCTGGAAAAGCCGAACTTCCGGAAGAAGCAAAGTACCTGGTCCTCATCACGCACAACAACATTCAAAAAGCCTTTTGCTGTCAACTACACGCGGCGGAATACTTCCTTCCCCCCGGGTACGAAGCGAAGCAGAAACAAGTGATTGAGTTTCCAACCCCGAAGGAAGAGCCGGGACCTTGCCCGCCGATGCGTGCTTGGGTGGATGAACCGCTTCGGTCAGAAGAAAGTCCGGATAATGGACAATCCGGTTTTGTCTACGGCGAGAAGAACAACGGACCGGGAGGAATCAACGAATGATTACTACTTCCGACTACTCCAATGCCACCATAGCCACCGCTTGCTGGCGGGCGGCCCGGGGGGAGCTACACTCGGTCATGCTGTCTGTCTGCATGGTCTTCAAGAACCGGGCGGACGCTGGGTGGTTCGAACACGACCTTTATCAGAACTGCGTTCAGTGGCTGATCGAAAACCCCGGGGAGTTTCCGGACACACGCGACCCAGAGTTCCGACAAATGCTGGCCAGGCTTGACTCCGTAACCTCGGGGTTGGTGCCTGACCGAACAGGTGGGGCTATGTACTTCTGCCCCAAGTCTCAACTGCCCGAAAAGATCGAGGGGCAAATAACCACAACGATTGGTGGTGTTGTGTTCATCCGGTGAGGGATATGGACGAGAAATTTCAGTGGTGGGAGTTCCTGGCCGGGGTCTGCATTGGGGCCTGCCTCATGTTCCTTGGCCTGTTCCTCGCTGCCTTTTTCGAATAGGAGATTATGCCGATTCAAACGTTTACTTGTACGAACTGCGGGCACAAGTTCGAGGAAATCGTCAGGCAGGGTGCGCCGCCTCTTCCCTGCCCGAAGTGCGGAGAGCCCACTGTTCAGGTGTGGAGTGTACCAGCCGTCGCTTTTTGGAAATGTTCGAGAGGGAGCTTGTGATGGGAATATCAAAGCACGGCGGAAACCCGAACTATAAACCGCCAACGAAGAAAGCCAAGACGCAAGCGCAACTCGACCGCGCCACAGACCTTCGGCTGCAAAAAGCGTACAACATCACCTTAGCCGACTATGAAAAAATGGAGAAGACCCACGGGGGCAAGTGTTGGATAAGCGGAAGACCTCCAGGTTCAAGGCGGTTGCACGTCGATCACGACCATAGCTGGAAGAAGGTAAAAATCACCACCAGCAAACTTTCCGAAACGGGCAATTGGGTGGCAACAGCGAATTACCTTCACACGGACTACACGGGGTACGGAGCCAAGAAGTCTTTGGCTGTTCGAGAAGTCAAACGTAAACTGCTTCGTGCTTCGGTTCGGGGGCTGCTCACATACTCCATCAATGCGGGGTTGCAGAAATTTTCAGACGACCCAAAACTTCTTAGAGTGGCGGCGGACTACCTTGAGAAACACCAAGGTCCATTAACTGGACAGGAGACAACATGACCGAACCCATTCCAGATTTCGCAACACCTCGCAAGTGTGGTATCTGCCAAGAGCCCGCTAACTGCTGGCACTTCCGTCCAAACAGATCGCGGCGGAATCTCCCGTCGCATCCGTCCGCGAAGAAGCTCGCCGTTTGGTGCGGGTTACGGGTGAGCGCGTGGAGTTTGTCGATCACATGGTCGCCTGCCCACGGTGCGACGGAATGAATCTCTCTTGCGAGTTCTGTGATGGAAGAGGACATGTATTATCCTCGCAGGCGCGGGAGTACCGGCGGCAGTTCAACGTTGACGAGCTGATCCGCCACGATGAATCACGCACTGACGAAAAGCTCTTACATGCAATTGCAGCGGCGGACGCGGAGGCGGACCGTGATGACGGCAGAGAGCCTGGCGACACTAGAGACGAGGAATCTCTGGAAGATCACAACATTCAAGGACTCGGAGCCTTTCGGGACGTGTTCGATGCGGGCGGTGAGCAATGAGCGATGACGAAATGGTTGTCAAGTCGGTTTGGAAGAGCGCCCATGCTGTGCGGGATTGGCCGGGAATGGTAACGATCCGCCGCTTTAGCCCGTTCAAGAATGAACAAGTTGAGGGCCAAGGCGCAACGGAAGCGGATGCTTGGAAGAACGTGGCCGACAAAATTCGCGCTATTGGGAAGCCTGAGTGGACTGTCGATGTTATTACGTCAGAGCAACAGGCGATTGCCGATGAAGCCGACTGGCAGGCAATGGTTGACGAAAAGGAAAAAGAAAGACGACGTGCGAATCGAAAGGCGGACCGATAATGAAGCCCATCGACAGAATGTGCCCAGCTTGCAAGGTTCCTCCTGGCGTTGGTTGCCTACCGTTTGGCGTTAAACCTGGCTGTGGGTATCCGATGAAAGGGTTCCACTGGGAACGGCGCACGCGGACGGAAAGCATTAGCGCCGGTCCTATTGAGGGCCCAGGGCGGTGCGACATCGAGATTCGCTGGAATGCGCAGGCTAGAGCGTTCTTTGTGGACTATGGCAATGTGCACTTTTCGGTGACGCGGTTAGGCGCGATTCTCCTCGGAGACGCTTTGCGCGAAGCTGTAAGGACTCTAACGGTTGCTCAGTATACCGGACATGACGACGACGATCTTATGACGAAACGGTGGTACGCGGCAGGTTGCCGCAAGGAGGATTGACAATCGCACCAAACCACAGTACAAATCAACACAGCGGTAATCAACCGCACAAGGAGCAGCAATGAAACTGCCTGACTCAGTGGTTGAAGGTTTGAGAAAGATAGCGGGCCGCCCCCTGTTGGACTACACCTTCGCCTTCGGGGAAGACCGCGACATCTACGAAGCGGGAGTCCTGGACGGGGGAGCAAGCTTGGCGCAGTATGTTCTGGACGGTCTTGAAAAGGAGTCCGAATAATGGACAAAACTGATGAAGAATTGGTGGAGTTGACCCTGGCGGGGATGACTCCCGAGGAAGCAAAAGAAGTAGTCAAGGAGATAAGCTATCGGGCGGCCCTCCTTCTCGGTTTGCCTGTTCAATACCCTTGGTTAACAGATATGTTTAAGAAAACTCTCAAGAAAGAGGAGGTCTCGAATGCCTAAGACAACCCCCGTACCCGAATACCTGAAGAAGTCAGTCCACCAGATTCATTCCTTGCATCCCGAAACATCGGCGCGGACGATTGCCAAGCAAATAGGTCTTCATCACAAGACCGTTTCGAGAATACTCAAACAGCAGGAAGTGGACGAGATTGTGCAGGGGATTCAAGCGGACGATCAGGAGCCCGTCCAGTTACTGGACGAGACAGCGAATGAAGTTCCCAACGGACAGTGGGTGGAGGGGAAGTCCTACGTCTACAACGGAACAAGTGACAGCTATGTTACAGTCCTCAAGTGCCGCCCGAAACCCCTGGTAATGACGGGAACCAAATTCCGAGCCATGAAAAAGGCGTACAGCAACTGGGACGGAAACCCGGCGACGATCAACGAAATATGCCGTAGATTTGCTGTTCCCCGGGATCAGTTCATCGAACTAAAAGCCATTCATGGTTGGACCCACGAGCAGGAGCCATATACCCGGGAAGAGGTGATGTCTCGTGAAGTTGACGACCTCGCCGACGACGCTTTCCAGCAACGCAGGCAGTCTATCTGGGAAGGGTTTGAGAAGAAAAAGTGGCACCAGACCAAGGAGGACGCTCAGAAGTGGAACAACTTGGAGCAGAACTTCATGCTCCCCTTGCAAGATCAACTGTCCACTTTGATTCCTTCTTATGAGCCTCCTCGCTTGAACTTAAAGACTTCTCGTAATCCTTTTGCGGTTGTGACCAGCGCGGGAGAACTTCACTACGGGGGGAGCGGCTGGGTTCTGGAAACTGGGGAAGAGTTTAACCGAGCAGATGCGGAAGAGCGTCTGATTTATGCCCGAACCAGGATGCTAGAAGAAGTGGCGGACAAGGGGAGGCCCGAGAAGTTCTTCTATTGTGTGGGCCATGACTTCTTAACAGTTGACACCGATTTCGGAACCACGACCAAGGGAACTCCGCAGGAAATGGACGGAACCGCCGCTCAGATTCTGGCGGAAGGCTTCGATCTGGCTGTTCGAGACATTGACGCTCTCCGAAGCGTATCTCGAATTCAGATTCTGTCAATTCCCGGGAACCACGACAGACTTTTGACTGTGGCCTTGCTCAAATTCCTCCAAGCCTGGTACAGAAACCAGGACGACGTGGAAATCGAATTCAGCGCCAAGTCTCGGTCGTATGCTGCCTATGGAGACACGCTGCTTGGGTTTGCACACGGGGATGGGGCCTTAAAACCCAAGGACTACATGGCGACAATGGCCAAGGAGGCTCCTGGGTTGTGGGCAAACACGATCTATCGGGCCTTCTTTACAGGGCACCTGCATTCGGAAGTTGTCCGCGAGTTGGTGGGGGGCACCCACTATCAGATGCCGTCTCTCAGAGGACGCGACCGATTCCACGAACGTCAAGCCTACCTGTCTGAAGCAGCTTTGGCGAGTTATGTAGTAGACCGAGCAAAAGGGATCACTAGCACGATCTACACGCGAGTCTGACAATGATCGAGTCCATAAAAACTAAGATTTGTGCGGGTTGTCGATCTTTACTGGAGGCCGACAACTTTCACAAAAACCAAAACTCTCCAGACGGGCTTTGCCGACTGTGTAAGGGCTGCACGAGAGAGTATCAAAAAAGATGGAGAGCAGACAACAAGGAGTCTATAAAAACTCGTTTTCAAAACAGACCGAAGGCTCGGAAAGAGAGGGACAACGCCCGAACAAGGGCCTGGACGGCGGAGCATCCCGAAGAAAAGAAAGCAATGGATGCCCAATATCGAAGTCTCCACAAGGACGAGAAGAAGAAACGACACGACCTCCGGATGGGAAATGATGTTCAGTACAAGTTAGCGTGCGACTTGCGTTGGAGAATGAATCGGGCTATTCGTCTCTGTTCTAAGTCTGGATCGGCTGTCAAGGATTTGGGGTGCTCAATTGAAGAACTCAAGAAGCACCTCGAATCAAAATTTCAACCGGGAATGACTTGGGACAATTGGGGGTTTGGGGAAGGTTGTTGGCATATCGACCATGTTCGTCCTCTAATATCCTTCAACTTGGAAGATCGAACGCAGTTTCTAATCGCTTGTAACTTTCGTAATCTTCAACCCTTATGGGCGAAAGAAAACATTTCAAAGGGCGGAAAATTTACGCGAGTTTAGTCCGGATAATGGACAGGAGGAATCATGTCAGACGGTTTGAAGATGAAGTATTTCGTGCTGAAACCCGAGGGGACGGACGACTACGCTCGGGCTTCGAGAGCCGCGATGATGACGTATGCGGATTTTATCGTCACAAAGAACCCGGAGCTTACAGAAGAACTTCGGGCCTGGGCTGGCCGAGAATTCATCAATGCTCTTGAAACTGGGGAGAAGGAACGAGAGGCGGCAAGACAGTAATGGCCTACCAGAAAACCATTTGTGTCGATTTCGATGGCACCATAGTAGACCACGAGTTCCCAAAGATCGGTGCGCTCAAACCCGGGGCCCGGTCTGCGCTCCAGGCTTTCCGTCGGATGGGATTCCGCATCATTGTTTGGTCCTGCCGAACTTGTAAGTGGCAGGAAGACACCTTCGGGAGTTGGGACTGCCCGACTTTGGAACGGCCTCTAGTCCGGGAGATGATTGAGTTCTTGGACAAAGAAGGTGTTCCCTACGACGAGATTGACGACGGGGAAAAGGGTAAACCCTTGGCTGATCTTTACCTCGACGACAAAGCTCTCCGGGTCGAGGATAACTGGGGAGACGTAGCGCAATGGGTGCGTGAGAACGGGGGGCGGCTTTGAGCTTACTGCCGAGCGGAGCAAAAAAGCGGAAGGAAACCCCAATAGCCACAGGAGTCCTCGACTACTTCCCCAAGTCTATGGCCGAGATTTCACGTGTGTCTCTGGCGGGCAACAGGCAGCATTTTCCTCCTGGGACTCCTTTGCACTGGGACCGGGATAAGTCCGTGGACGACGCGGATGCCCTTATTCGACATTTCATCGAGAGAGGGACAGTAGACGAGAACGGAATCAGGGCCACCGCCCGCATGGCTTGGAGAGCTTTGGCTGTTTTGGAGCGGGAACTGGACGCCGTCGAAGTTACCGTTCAGGAATCTTAACGCAATACCGGCTTAGGACCAGAATAATGTTCCCGAGCGGGAAGTCCATTAACCGGACAGACTATGTACAAAGAAGCAGTTATTAGCGACGACGAGGTTTATCGCTATTCTCTTTACCGAGAGTGGTCGGAGGACCTGTTTGATGTTCGGATTCTAAACTTCGTTATGTTGAACCCCAGTACCGCCGACGCCGACAAGGACGATCCGACTATACGAAAATGCGTGGGGTTAGCAAAACTTGGGAACTTTAATGCAATCCGGGTAGTCAATTTATTTGCCTTCAGAGCAACTAAGCCCGGAGACATGCAGTGGTCACATATCAATGGTGGGGACATAGTAGGGCCAAACAACGATTCCTATGTCCAGGAAATTCCTCCCAAAGAGACTGTAGTAGCTGCCTGGGGAGCAACCTTCAAGAACGAATACTTCTGGAAAAGACGAGTTAGTAAAACCATAGAACTTCTTAATCGGAGTTTGTGGTGCCTGAAGAAAACCAAAGATGGAAATCCGTGGCATCCTTTGTATGTGCCCTACGGACCGCTGATTGAGTTTCAAAACGTCAACACTTAACCACAAGTAATGAGGAGAAACATGGAGCACACTCGGGAATTTATAGCCGGATACCGGCAAGCGGTTGGAGAGGCGACAGAGCCTTTTCCACTGCTTGAAGTTCCGGGGAAGACCGTCAACAATTTGATGGAAGACCGGCGAAAGAAACTGCTCACCAAGAAGGTAACCCGGTGGCTGATCGTAATACCGGCTACCGAACAAGGGTGCGTGTCTGACCCGGCCAGGCAGTATGAATACTACTCGTCGGATCGACTTCTTTACGACTCCAAAGAATCCGCAGAGGCCGCTTCAGTCCGTTATGAAGAAACCTTTGGCATATTCCCCGTCGAAATCGAAGTACCACTTTAGTCCGGGTAATGGACAAGGTTCTCGAAGGCCGGTGTCGCATCCGCCATCAGTCGGAGCCGGTCTCATAAAGCAAGCCGCCTGTCTTGTGAGAAAAACAGGCACACAAAAAGGCCCTCCGTTTTGGAGGGCCTTAGTGTTTGTAGCGGGTTGTTAGTTATTCTTCTAGTCTGAGCTTCTTCATTTCTTTCGGGTCCTTGTCTGGCATGTTTCCCTCCCCCTTGTATGAGGGAGTATACACCCTGTCCGGTGTTCCGGTATTGGTCCAGGCGTGTGTTTGTCCCGCGTATTTATCTGCCGCATCTCCGCTAGAAAAGACTCCAAGATGTTCTTTGGTTTTGACGTAGTGTTTCTTGGCCTCCTCGTACAAAGCGTCGTTAGCCTCCTTGTCTTTTTCGTCCGGTTTCTTTCCGGAGGAGGTCAAGAACTTACCGTCGGCTATCTGCGGGATCAGGGCGTACCTCGGGGCGTGGTCGTAATCTTCTTCCGGCCACAGTTCTCCCTTTTCATCGAGGGGGATGGTTGCTGAATAAATACTGCTATAGGAGCCATCCTCGTTCCGAATTCCAGGACGGTGGTTGACATCAATATTTCCGGACTGAACCATGCCGGGAACAGGCGTTCCTTGAAGCGGCCCCACGTCGTAAACAGGAGGGGGAACCGGCTGCGGGTTTGGTTTGGTTGTTCCGGGGGTCGGGACTCCGGAGTCCATCACATACCCAGCCGGAAGAGCCGCGTCTAATACATACCCCGGGGGAGGGGTTGGTTGTCCGGATAATGGACTTGCTGGGCTACCCATTTATAGGTTCTCCCGTTTGGCGATCAACCCAATTGTGCCCGTCATTCGAAGCGACCTGGTGTCCTGTTATCGGATGAGTTGCCGTGTGAAGATACTGTTGGACGCCCGCGTTAAGATGTGCTGCTTCTTGCTGAACCGCAGGAGGAATAACAGGAGCGGGTGCCGCCGATGCTTGCGGGATTCCCCCTGGGTGCATCATGTTCAGAATCCTCTGGAGCACCGGGTCCTTGGCTCTTTCAGAGGGAGTCATGTCCTTCATGGCCTTGGCTGTGTACCGTTTCATCACCGACTGAGTTAAGGGGATGAGCGCGGTTTTCTCGCTGTTGTTCATTGTATCGAACAGCTTGAAAAACTCAGCAGCGGGCAGCCTAGATGCTCTCGTGTACAACGAGGCCATCGTGGAGTCCATGCCTTTTGTCTTGGTCAGGTTGAGTTGGATTTTCTTCAGTTCGGACTCTTTGAGTTGGTCTGTGTTATAAGCCAACTTGACCAACTCCGGCCACGAAGTTTCCCCGGACCTTACCTGATCTTCCAGGTCCATGATTCTCCGGTGCCTGTCCATTTGAGCCTTGTCTATCGGGCCGTCTTCGTTGTGATTTGCGGCAAGCTCGGCTGCCATCTTCTGTGCAGGAGTAGCGTACACTTGGGCGGTTCCGCCCCCCGCTTTCCAAACCTGGCCCACGGTTCCAACTTGGGGCCCGGTTCCGGTGACAGCCTGTCCGATAGCCTGTCCAGGGATAGGCATCATGTTGTGGAACACGTCAGCCCACAGGTCTTCCGGACCTAGCTTACGCCCGAAGGAGTCGCGCTGCGTCAGTAGTTCTTGTCCGGCATGAATTGTGGGCGACAACCGGCCCTTGATGAAGCCCACAGGGTCTGTAGCAGCGTGAAGAAGGTCAGTCGGCAACGTCCTCATCCCGAAGATGATTTCCTTGCCTTCCTTGTTCTTGACAGCCAAGCCGAAGGGGGCTTCCAAGTGCGGACTTCCCGTGGACAAGGTGTTGAGGACTCTTGCGATTCCCCACATTCCCAGGGTCATCATCACGACCTGTTTGCGGCCTATGTTACCTTCTTCTCGGTTGAAGAGTCGGGCCCCACTTCTCATTTCCGATTCTAACCAGTCCGGGGCCAGAAGCATTAAGCGGCCCCAGTCCTGCGTAGTTGTGGAGCGCCCCATCGCTCTCCAATTGATACCGCCAAAACTTTCGTTTGCGTGCAGAGCCGCAGCTTTGGCCACGCGGTCATTGGACCACTCTGGGTGAGACGCTCGGTACTGGTCAAACAAGTGCTCGCCCGCCGTCGCTTTCATGGCAGGAATGTAACGTTTGAACAAGAAGTCCTGATACCAGTTCATGGAGTTGGCAATTGTGTTTCCAATTCCTGGAATCCTGCGCAAGGCATCACCCCCCGTGGACAAGCCTTCGGACATCTGTTGTTGGCCCCGGAAGTCCGTTCCAGTGGTGTAGCCCTGGCGAACCATTGCCAGGAGCTTCGTTTCTGAATGTGGATTAGATGGGTCGATCTTAGCCCCATCCAAAAGGTCAGGTCCGTGGAGAGTAAACGGGTTGATCCCAGTCATCACACCACGGAGCCCAATCTGGACCATGTGGAATGGAGACAGAGACAGCAGGACATGCTTAGCCGCAGACCCCGCGCCCAACAACGCTTTGCCTATGGGGTTTTTGGCGATTCCAGACTCTTCCAAGCCCAGCCTGTTCTTCAGGTACTGAGCAAATTCGGGGTGGGCCTTGATGTCGGCATCAACTAGGATACCGTGCCCGGCGGAGTCGTTGGTCACAAAGTTCCAGCCGCGCATAGCGTTGTGATCCAGCGTGACGTAGTCCTGCGGGTCCCAGGCATAGACGGGCTTCTGTGCGCCGTTGAACTCGCGCAGGCCCGAGTAGTCTTTGTTCGCCAGCATGGACTTCAGGTACATGAGGTCGGTCCGAAGTTTATTGTTTCCCATTTCGTCGTACTGTGCGTTCTTACTCAGAGCCTGCTTTTCCAGACGATCAATTGCCATCCCGATGTTGTCCGGATGAACGTGGGGCGTTATGTCCTTGATGGTGCCGTCGGCCAGGAAGCGGTCGAAGTACCCCGTCTTCTTCATTTCGTCAATGTTGCTCTGCGCGATGTTGATTTTCTGCACGCGGTCCGGGGAGATGAATGTCTTGGGGTCTTCCCCGTCTTGACCAGTTACAACTCTGCCCGATCCCGCGAGAACCACCGCCGGTCGGCCATCGCTTCCCCGGGAGAAATCGTCTCTCAGGCTACGAATGAACTGCCGGTTGGCTGCGGCCTTGATGATTTCGGCTCTGCCCCTGGCCATGTTGTTCACTATGTCGAACTTCAACTGCTTGGGGGATTTCAACAGCCCGGTCAAGGTTGAGTCATATACGCGGCGGCGTGCCATCGTTACGTTGGTGGCAAACTTTCCGTTCTTGGCATCAGAGGATATAACTCGACCTTCCGGGTTGGAGTTATCCCATGTCCGCTGGAAGTAGTCGTCGATGTAGTGTTGCAATATGTCGTTTGTCGAGCCTATTTCGAAGCTGCGGTCGTGCTCGTTCCTGATGAAGTCCATTGCGGATTTCATCTGGGGGTCAGGCGCGGTGGTTGCCGCTTTCCTATGCACACTCATCACCAAGTCCCGGTATTCCTTGGGCTTGTCTTTGAAGACGTTATTCTGGATCATGTCGTCGATGTTCGGCGGGAGATGTCCATTATCCGGACTTTCTCTTGAGAACAGCGGCTGACCTTGATGCAGGACAGACTCACGCATGGAATCTGTGATGGGGAAGTAGGGAACAGCAGAAGTTTTGACTTCCTTTTGGATATTTAACTTTCCGCCGATTTTTTCTGCGTAGGCTTCCGATCCAAAATCCCGTACAGCTTCTGCAAAAGGAATCCGGCTATAACGCACTTCATAAGCAACAGCCCGGGCTTGCCCCTCAAGTTGAGTTCCTTCTGCTTCCGAAGCTATTTTGTCTAGGTCCGCTGTCGATAGGGTCGGTCCCTCATATATTCTTGTTTTAGACCCGTCAGATACCTTGATCTTCGTCTCCCCAACCTTAGCCCCAAACTGTTTTCCAAGTTTGTTGGCAACCTGCGGGGTGATCTGATCGTAGTAGCTTTCGAATCCTTCCTTCCGGGGCATGCTCGCTCCGGTTGGCTCTGTCTGCATCCGATCCCAGAGTTTCTTGGTGACAGCGTCTACCTTCTCACGACCAGCAATATGCAGGACCCGGTGTACAATTGCTCTCAGGTCGGCTTGGGACTTTACTTGTCCTCCACTTTTGTTGAGCAATCCCCGGCGCGTAGCTTCGCCTTCTAGATCAACCCCTCCGGCATTTCCGCCGTGCTGATATGTTCCAGCAACCGTCCATTTTCCGTCTTCGGTCTTTTCCCAATCGAAGCGTTCCGACCCCCACCGGTTGAAGTGTTCAACTCCCGGGGTCCACGAGATTCCATCATATCCGTTTTCGGCGGCGTATCGGATCATTCTCTTGAAGAATAATCCGGTCCATTCGTCTGTCTTCTTGAAGGGGGCGTCGGGGACTCCAGAATGGACAGTCTCTTTGCTGATTTCGTTCAGACGAGCCTGTAGCTCCGGATGAACGTCTCCGGCGTCCGGTCTTGTTGAGTGGGTCCGGTCGTATTCTCGGGGGTCTAGTTCTCCCGTTTCCGGGTCTATCGCATGAACCTTGACACTCCAAACACGATCCCATCCCTTTCCGTTGGGGTCTGCGGGATGGAAAGAGATTACCTTGTCTTTTCCTCCGTAGCTGTTTACAATATTTCCTGGCTTGAAGTAGTTCGCAAGTTCTTCGTCGGTTACCGGGTCCTTCAGTCTTTCGCGGAGATCGGACGCTTCCTTACGGAGACTCTCAATTCTTGCTGGGTCGAGATTGTACCCCTGTGTCCTTCCTTTCTGGTGCCAATCAGATTGCAGTTCTTCCAGGTGCAGCAGCTTCTCGCCGTTGGGGCCTGTGCGGTCGTTGAAGCGGACATGGCCTACTACGTTGGGTTCGTCCCAGTGAGCGGAGCGGAAGTCCTCGTTATAATCGAATACATTCTTCGATTGCCCGTAGTTTGGAAGCGTCATCAACAACTCTCGGTACGAACCTGGTTCTGCTCCGGGGAGGGTGTATGTGCCGAATTTGGCGGGGTCAAATTTTTCTCCGGCATCCCACCTGTTTACCGCACTATCAACGACCTCTCTTTGGTCTTCAGAAAGACCACCATAATCTCTTCCATAAAGCTGTCTGGAAATCCTATCCGGCGGGGGAGTGTTTTCCTGTTTCGTAACCTCTTGTACCTGCAAGTTATTCGCCGCCAGGTAGTCCTTGACTTCTTCCGGACGCACGGGGGCGCTTCCCTTCTCGCGGAGGAAGTCAGAGAGACCTGTGTATTTTAGCTCGTCCGGTTTTACGCCGTTGTTCTCCAGCATTTTGAGAACGGTGTCGGCGGGCATGGGTCCTTGCATCCGGCTATCAACTAGCTGGTTGGACTTCAAGTACCAGACGGGAGCGCGGTTATCCTTCTCTTTGGAAAACAGTCCATTATCCGGACCGAATTCTGTGTCAAATAATGAAGCTCCTGATTTCCGAGCAAGGTGTGAGGCTATCCGCGAGTCTCTGCGGGCGGCTTCGAGTCTACCAGCCGCGTTAAGAAGTTCAGGACTAGAGCCCGCAGCTTCTCCGGTGGAAGGTTTTCTTGGGACGTAGGTTTCGAGTTTTGTGTCGAGGGCATTGAGGTCTCCTCCAAGTTTCTTGATTACGCCCCTGATTTCGGGGTTGGTTTTGAGCATGTCCGCAAAGTCAGCAGAGTGTTGGGCCACAAGTTCGGGTGTTAGCAGTCCTTGCTTGATAATTTCTTGCGGGGGTATCCAGCGGTCGTTCCCCCAACCAGACAGTTCGGCCAGAGATTTGATGAAGCACCAGATTGCGGCCTGCGCCTGGCGAGGCTCGACGCCCTCCGCCTTGGCCGCTTCGCGGACCTTGGCAGACATGGCGTCATAAACTGCTGGTTTGTTAATCCGATTCGGGTCGTGATCTCCGAAGACCGCCATCCAGGTGTCGTTTGTGACCCGGCTTGAATCCTTGCCCAGGTTCTTTGTGAAAGAAGATACCTTGGGGCCGGATAGAGGCTCTCCCTGTAAGGCGTGAATAGCGTTGCCCATTCTTGCAGGCAGGTCTACGCCTTGTGTTTCTCCACGACCGGCGAGAACTCTGTAGAGAGAAGCGTTCTTGCTGGCGACCTTCCCGTCTTTCCAGGTTACGTCCTGGGGGCGGCCCGCCTTGTCCCACTTGGCCCAGAGGTTGAGGGCCATGCGCAGGTTGGCTTGAACCGGCTGAACCGGGGATAGAGCGGCGGTAAAGTTCAGGAACTTGTCTTTGTCCGCTTTCCCCAGCCACGGAATTCCAGAGTCGATCAGAGCGTCGAAGGCCCGGGTCGATCTTTCATACCACAACTGTCCGGCTTTGCCCGCACGAATAGCAGCCGTCCACTCTTCGTGGTCGGGCATGGAGTTGAAGGCGGCGGTGAGCAGGTTCTGCTTTTCGGGTGTGTCGTGCTTCTGAACTTCCTCTGGGGTAAGGTGGGACTTGATGTCTTCCCACTCTGCGGGTTTTTCTCGGGAAGCCAGTCCGGATAATGGACTGATTGGTTCTCCGCGAAGAGCAGCTTTTTGAACGGCTTCCCCGCCTTGGTATGAGTCTACCCGTACCCCTTGTCCGGGTTCGTAAGGTCCTTTGTACGTTGGGTCATACGCCATGAACACAACGTCGGGATGGCCACCGTTGTACTGCTTCATTTTGTCGTAGTTCCAACCTTCGGGGGCATATGCGTCATTCCACGGAAGACGAGCCACGACCTTCATTCCCTCCCGAGCGTTTATTGCCGGAAGGTAGGTATCGAATCCGTCGGACCGACGCCCTCCATTTTCAATAGCAACGCGCATCAAATTGGCATTAGCTCTTGGGGTATCAGTAGGATGAGAGAACTTCGACACAATAAGGTCTCCATCCAGAGCGATTCCGGTCTTTCCGTCCGGGCTCATAAAGGTTTTCATTCCTTTATACTCTTCTGGAGAGTAGACAGAAAGCTGCTGATCCGCTCCGGAGGACTCGTGCGCTTTCTTGACTTGGGAAATAGCAGAGTGGAACTTCTCCGCCGACGTTGGCACTATGCCATAGTCACGGAAAACTTTGACAGGTTCGAAGGATTTGACTACGTTTTGGGCTCTGTACCCGGAGAAGCCTTTTTGCTGAAGCAGCTTTTCGAGGTTATATTCAATCGGATCGCCATTTTTGCGAGTTAATTTGCGGGCCTGGTCTACAAGACTGAGCGGGTCTTTCGCCCTGTCGTAGATTTTGTTGTAGTCAAGGTTCGCAAAATACTTCTTGGAGTTTCCCTGGACAGCGGGTTCTCTGTAGGATTCTTCTCCGAAGTACGTTCCTGGAACCTGTAAACGATCCCGTTCGGCCCCGCGCACACCTGTTCCTGCCAACTCCGGGTTGGTTTCCGTGAAGTCTGGTTTTCTGCTCCAATGGTAGACGCGGCGAAGGTCCTTGTTTTCGTCCAGTTCCCGGACGCGGGAAGCTAGACCTTGCTGTTTTCCTTTAGTAGGCTCAAATCGAACTTCAGCCTGAGTGCCCTCAGATTCTGCTGCTTTGGTAGCTTCTTCGTGGGTTGGGAAAGAATCTAGGAGATGGCCTTCCCCGTCGTAGACGTACCATTCTCCTTCAGCACCTTGGCCAGCCCCGCCTTCCCCTCCTTCTTCCAGGCGTCGTACACTTCCAGCGCCCGTTCCTTGCTCGGCCAACCCACTTGCTCTTGCTTCTGCTGCTTGTCTTTCGGCATAAATGTCCTCCACGTGTTGTCTTGCAATTTCGTTGATGCGGGCAAATTTCTCCCGCGCTTGGGGTCCGTGCTTGGCTTCAAGTTCCTTGAAATACTCATCTAGGAAATTGATTCTCTCTGTTTTTGATGCGCCCGTGTCCACGCCCGCCTGATATTTAGCAGCGGTCTCGGCCACACGAACAACCGGGTTTTGGTCATAATCCAGCGAATCAAAATATGAATGAGTCACTGTTGGTATTATACCATGTAAACGGTCCCAGGGGGAACCCGGTTCCACTTTAATTTCTCCGCTTGGAAGCCTTGTGGCCCCGTCTAGGAGGTTGTATACCTCCCCGTTTTGGGAGAGCCATCTTTGCTCGGCGTGTTGAGCTTCTTCTTGTGCAACTAGAATTGAAAACTCAGGATTCTCCCCCGGGGTTTTGAGGACAGATGTAGGTCCGGCGAGTTGACGGGCCTTGGAAATCAACTGTCCGATTGAACTCTCTGGATTGAAACGACTTAGGAGGATGTCCGCTTCCCTCGGAGAGTAGTTTACGCCCGTGCCCGGAGCTTGAGCAATCGTTTGAAAGTCGCCGTAATCTTCTGGACTGAGCCAAACAACAGGCCGACCATCTGAGCCTACACGCACTTCTCCCGAAGAGGTAGTAGCAACGGACTTGGTTCCTGCTCTCGGCGGGGCTTCGTTGTCGGCTAGAGGGGTTCCCAGCGGGGCCGGTATGGGCTGGTACTCTCCACCACCTTGGGCTTCAACCAAAACGTTATGTAGTACCCGCGCCTTTTCCGGGTCGGTTTCTGTCGCTATACGGGTTTGGCATTCGGCGAGGCGCTCGGTATTGAAGGCTTTATCCTCTTTGGACAAACCGAGAACTGGGTGTGCTTTTCGGAGACCTAGCAGGTCGAAGGCTGTGTTGTACTTGTTGACAGCGTCCTGCTCAGCGACCGCGTGGGCGGCCTCCCTGTCCTTGTTGACTCTCTCTATTGCCAACCAGCGGTCGGACAGCCTGGGAACGTCTGTGGAGCCTAGCAGGGGGTTAAACAACTCGCCCGCCGAGCGCAAAGCGTGCGGGGCCCCCAAAGCTCCCATAGCCCCGGAGGCGAACATTTCTGTTCCATATTCCCAAGCGTGATCGGCGTCCCCTTCTTTCAGGGCGTCGAAGAACCGGGGCGACATCTGAGCCGCTGTTTCCAACTGTTGGTAGGTGAATCCCCAGTTCATCACAGTGTTCGCCGTGTCGGCGGCCTTGGTCAGGGCCCCAAAAGACACATCGGGCGCTGCTTTGTGCAGAATCTGGAAGGCTCCTCTTTGGAGAAGGTTTCCTCCCAGAAGGTCCTTGGTCACGTCCAGTTTTTTATCGGACAGTATGGCAGTTGCTTTTTTCCAATTGTCTACGTTGTACCCGGCGTCACGAACCGCGTCAGCCAGGGGGAGGAAACCGGACTTGGCTTTGGCTACCGTATCGCCCGTATCCGACAGAGCCTTCAGTTCGTCGGTGGAAAACCCGGGCATCTTTGTGTTCGCCGTGGCGATAGCAGACCTTTCCGCTTCGGAAAGTGTTCCTTCCTTTAGGGCAGTCCTCTGTGCTTCGCTCAAGCCTACTTCAGACAGGTTCTTCTGAAGTTCTTCCGAGGCTAGTTCTGCGTCCCTGTTGATGGGGAAGGTTAGAGCCCGGGCTCGTTCCAACAAACCCAGGTCGTGTCCGCCCGCTTTCAGGGCACCAGAGATGACCGGCTCAATATCGGGCATACTCTTGGCGGTCTTCAGCGCGATTTTTGACGCACTTATGGCGTCGGCGATCTGAGCGGCGGTAAATTCCCCAGACTCTTTGAGCGCAGTTTCGCCCGCTCCGGCGATAAATCCTCCGGAGCCGAAAGTTGCGGCAGCTAGAGCCAGCGAAAGTGGACTCGTGAGACCCGCCGCGATGTGCTCCACACCGCGCCCAAACCCGCCCATTCCCAAATCTTCGGGAAGACCAAAGACAGAGGAGTCGAGCAGGGGGGTGTTCGCCCAATCCCAAGCGCGAGAGTACCAGCTTTGACTTGGGTCTTGGTACAAGTGCTGAGGAGGAGTGGCGGGGCCAACAGATTGTTGTCCATTACCCGGACTAGAAGCGGAAGAACCCCCAAATAATAGGCCAAACGCAGAAGACCCAGAACCCCCAACAGCCGGGGCCGCTGCGCCAACGGCGGCCTCTCCTGTCGAAGGAGTCTGGGTTTCTTTGTTTTCCGAAGAGAAAAGCAGGGAGTAAGCTGAATCGGGCATGTTGTCCTATATTTACCGAGAGGCGCTGGTTGTTACGTTCGAAGAATTCAAATTGGGATAGGGAGACATTACGCGGCCATCGGTTGGGCGGGGGGCAACAGTGATCCCCTTCTCCTGCGCCTGTTGAATTACTTTCCGAAGAGCAGCTTCTCGGGACATGGGGGTCTTAGCTATCAATTGATCGGCGGCTTCCGTGGCTCTTATCCAAGGCATCGGAGTTTTGGAATCCCGCAGCGCGGCTTGTTGGTCCTCTGGTTTGAGATTAGAAGACGTGATATACCTGTAAGCGTCCGGGGTTCCTGGCTGAATTTTATCATCCTGTTGCATCTTACCCAAGAGCAGGGATGAAGGCGCATCGGGCGGAGGTGGCGGGTTAACTATGTCTTCTTTCTTCTTCTTGGTTCCGGGATGTAGCTCGTGGTACTTGTCCACGACAGCTTTCCAACCGTCGTCCATTTGCGTCTGAAGAGCTTTGTAATTTGGGTCTGTTGGTTGCAATTCTTTCTGTTGCTTCAAAAGCTCGTCGTTCTGTGCCTTAGTTAGGTCGAACAAGTCCTTGTATTCCCTCTCCCCCTGCTCTCTGCTTGCGTTAGTATTCGCACGGTTCATATTTTGTTGCGCTCTAAATTGATTTCCCAACCCAATAACTCGGTCAAGAGACATGTTGACAGTGCCTTCGGGATTCGGGAACACCGTTTCTCCCGCGAGTTTGTTTACCTGCGCCTTGTCCATAGGGAACAACTTAGTCATAGAATCTACCGGAACGTCGTAAATTCGAACGTTGGTATTCGCGGTCTTGTCCATTGGCTTGCCCGTGGTTTGATCCGTCCAAGCGTTTTGGTCTGGGTCCCATTTCTCTTGGTCCCCAGTAATCGTGTCCACGAAAATGCGATGTGAGTTTTGTTCTGTCGGATCATTATCCGGGTGTAGCGCAGCCCCTTTAGTCTCCACGACTTTGTCTCGAAGAGCATAGAAATTCATAATCGGGGGCAAGTCTTTAGGGTCTTGGGCCCCCCGCGCCTCTAGCGTGTCCATTATGACTCTTGTCGAATCATTGATCTTGTCAATACGACCCTGATCCTCAAAGTCCATTGTGTGCTGGGACTCTATGATGTTGTGCTGATACATTTTTATTTGGGCTTGTGACACCAGCTTTTGTTGGTAAGCAGTATCAGCCTTCTGTGCATCTTCAGTCGCCTGCCGCTGGTTCTGCCATTGTTCTTGTGCTTGGTCGTGGGCCCGCGCTCTTGCTTTGTCTTGCATTTCGGTTGCGGCGTTCCAGCCCATACCAGCACCAGCAACACCGTGCCCCGCTCCGGAGGCGGCCCCGGCCAAAACCCCGGCCAGGAGATTGCGGAAGAAGAAGCCAGGAGAGTTTTGTTTTGGCTGATTGACCGGAGCCCCTGTAGGATTTCCATCCGCGTCTACCGGCTGAACATATTGGTCGCTCTTGCCTTCGATGGCTTGCATGATCTTTGAATGAAGAAAACCGTGCTGCACGACGGGGTCCGATAGAGTGGTATGAAACGGCTTTCCAACATCGGACATCGGCACAAACCCGACGGTCTTCCGAACAGCAGGAGCCGCCCCCTCAGCAGGGGTTCCGCCTGCCCTCGAAGCGGGGGCCGTCGTGGTTTGAGCCGGAGCTTGAGTAGGCGCAGGAGTTCCCGGGGTCGTGTTCGCCGCCGCAGCGGGGGGAACAGAAGACACGGTAGGCGGCACCTGGGCTGCTGCGGCGTCCCCGTTAGGCGACGGGGAAAAGCCCGACATATTGGAAGTTGCTGCGGGGGAGGGGGTTGCCATTGCGTTTGGGGAGTCGGTTGGTCCTGGCATTATTTGTTCTCCAAGAAGTAGCTAAGTGGTGTGGTCCGGGAAATGGACGTGTCTTTCAGGGCCCTCTTCAGGAACTTCAAAATCTGATCTTGTCCAAGTTTTTCATTGAATCCCAAGACCCTCATAAGGTTTTCGAGTTTGTCGTCCTTTTTAATACCGGCGCGAGACTCCCCTTTGATCTTGATCTCCAGGTCAAAGCAAGAAGCACGATACCCGGCGAGCCACGACGTAAACAACCTCATGCCTTTTTCATCTATCGAGTTTTTGCCCGGGCGACTGAAGTTCAAGACTCCAATTGGATTACGAGCCTGGTAGAGGTCTCCATCGGGGTTTGTGGTTGCCCCTTTGAGGTGCGCCAAAGCATCAACTAGGGCTTCTACGCGATTAACGGACATGGCGTACCTTCTCTCTGTGCTTTTGCTTTTGCGAGTAAGTATTCAAACATCAGGCTATCCTCCCGACATCACTTTAGCGGCCCCGCCCATAGCTCCGGTAGCCAGACCCATGATGTTGTTCATCTCTTCTTGGTTGGCAGCCTGAACGGCGTTGGCCTCGGAGTTGGCGGAGTTGCTCATGCCCGTGGCGGCGTTGGCCATACCCGTAGCGTTTTGCTGACCGGCCACACTTAGTTCTCCGGATAAGGCGTTGTTGTAGTTCTGATAGCCTTGGTTGTAGCTGGCTTGCAGGTTTTGGGTCAGGCCGGATTGGGTTTCGTTTGCGGCGGCGGTTGCGAGGGTGGCCGCTTGCTGCGAAGCTACGCCGGAGGGCAGCATGGAGTTTCCTCCACCTTGGGCGGCTTGGTTTTCTTGCAGAGTCTTTTTCGCCGAGGCGTACTGCTGTCCAGTATTCTGAATCACCGAGGAGTTCAGGGTGTTCATTTCCTGCGTGTTGTAGCCCTGCTGGTTCGAACCCGCAGCGATTACAGAAGCGAACGTCGTGTTCAAAGACCCCAGGATGCTTTGGTTCGCCGCAAACTGTGTGTTTACGTCGTCAAGATAAGTCTTTTGCGCGGCAAGCTCGGCGTCCTGAGCTTGTGTTTGGGCTGCCGAAGCACCTTTCAGGAGAGCAAAGGGGCCCGTCCGGGTAATGGACTTTTCATAGAGCAGGATATAGCGGGATTGGCGCTCGCTCCAAACATAGACTGCTTTTGTAGTGACCTTCATTTAGCCCTCTAATTCTCTGATCTTAACGCGGTAAACGGACCAAGGCAGCTTCTCAAAGACTTCCTGGTTCGTTGTCATGTGGTTCGTTCCGTCCTGTGTCCCCAGGAAATAAATCTCACCCACGCCCTTGAGGTGGGCTTGCGTAACCGTCTCCTGAAATAATTCTTTCATCGCGGTTGCAATTTGAAGCTTGGTGGCTCCCGGGCGGGCGGCGAAGCTGTCCATTATGAACGCTTGCTGAATCGGTTGGTAGGCCAAGGCCCCGTCTTTGTCGTAGGCGCAGAGCACGAACGTAGACGGGTATTTGACAACCTCCGGGTCGAACTCGTTGTCCGGGGTCTCCAGGGACCAGTCTACAAATTTCTTCGTATCGTCAGGTTTTGCAGGCCGCACGAAAACAAGATTGTGCATTGTTTCTCCTTTAACTATTTCCAAAAATGCCCTACGGCGTACATTATGGCGGCTAAGAACAAGGGCCAAAACTTTTCCAGCAAGCTCTTCTCACCGGACGAAGAGTCACGACTTGCCCGCAGGTCGTCTATCTCCTCGCAAAGCCGCTGATGCTCCCGGTCGTACACCTCTCGCTTGACAAAGTCCGCCCGGTCTTCGGCGAGTTGTTCCTTTGTCCTGTTTAGGTGTACCAAGTGAATATCAGTTGCTGCCTTCGCCAAATCAAGAGCTTTGGCTTCCAGCCGATGGGTCTCCGGGTGCTGATCCTGCCACTTCTCAACCACCGCCAGGCGAACAAAGATCGACGGAAGAGCGGCGTGAACCTTCTCGAATTCTTTTGAAAGGTGATCTATGTCGGTCATCTACGGCATCCTTGAGAGTAAGATGTTGATGCTGTCGCTTAAACGAGAAAACCCGTCTCGTAGGTCTTCTCGCAAGCCGTATAAAGCGTCGTTGGTCTTGTCCAGCTTATCGTTGGTCTTTTCCTGCTCGGCTTGAATGTGCGCTAAATGGTTGTCTTTGATTTGGACAAGGTCGCCGCTGGCGGTATCAAGCTTATCCCCGTATTTTTCAAACTTACGGGCGACAGAATACAGCCGCTGAAGAAATAGCAGGAGCGCAGCCCAGCCCGCAACATACTGCCAGTTTTGAGAGAGCCACACACCGGGGTTCCAAGGAGAATTAAACATTTGTCGGCCTAAAGCAAGGGATGAGTCTCTAACGTAGTCCATTATCCGGACTAATTTACTGCAATAATGCTGAAAGTCCCCCCGGCGGTTGCGGGGTGTGTCACGGTAATCTGCCCGTTGTTGGACTTCCCCGAAATATATACACCCGTCATGGCAGCGGCTGTCGCGTTGGTCGGGGTGAGCGTTACCGAACTGTTGGAAGTCACCCCCACGATTGTGACTATGTCCGAAGTTGAAGCTGTAGTAGTTAGCGTGCCAGTTAAAGACTTAGCCGGAGCGAGTGCCGGGGCTAACGTCGGAACAACAGCAGCGGGACTAGCAGTTAAAGCAGCGGCGGGGGTAAGCCTGTACTGCGGAATTTGCCCTCCGGTCTGATATTGACGAAGGCCATCAGGCGTTGAAGCCGTGGGCATGATCGGCAAGGGGCAGCGCAGAATCGGGCTCACTCCCGAGGTGGGCAAAGGAGGATGTGGTAGACTCCGGGGGGGAATTGGTCCTGCCCCCACAGCACCGGAGCGTGGTTCGGAATCGAGTCTGGAGGCTATGCTTGGCATTACAATTCCTGTTCCCAGTCCCCGAACAAGGACAAGCTAAGTAGCTCATTCTTAACCACATCAGACCCAAAATTGACTTGTACCTGAAGGTGACGGCAGAGCGCGGGTTCTTCAGTTTGAGACAGCCAGAATCTTTGTGCTTCTACCGAGAGACTGGGAGACAACTGCGGGGGGTCTGTTGTGTAGACCGTCAGGGGTTCGAAATACCCGGAGGACACAGGAGCTATCTCGTCCAACTGTACAGCCAGAGTAAGGGGGGTTCCGACCTTGACCGAGTCCGTGGTGAAAAATGCGGTGTGTGCAGTTTGGCCGGGCTGTGCCAAAACCAAACTGCCCAATATGGCCCAGGCCGGGTAAGGAGCCCCGTCGTCCTCGTAAACAGCGGAATCCCGCTTCAGAATGGGTCCGCCTGCGGCTGGGGGGCCTATCAGAAGGGCATGAACCCCAGAAGAAGTCTCGACGGACTGCACCGCCGAAAAACCGGAAACGATTTGAGCTTTAGGGCTCCACACAGTTCCGGTCTCGGGCGAGGGGGTGGGACACATCCTCCACCACGTATCGGCATAATCGGAGACGTACAGACCTTTGTCCGCCGACCCCGAAACGTGCCAAGTCAACTGAGTTTGCAGAGCGGTAAAGGTTGAGGTCGGGAACTGATCTCCAATTGGAAAGCCGATTTCGGACAGACCCGAACTGGGGTCCAGGGTTAAAATCTGATTGTCCGAGGAATACAGGAACACGATGCTTCCGTTGACGGCAAAAGCGTCGTAGGAAGACAGCCCGATCCCGGTCATAAATGGAGTAGAGAAAAAGGAGCTAGACGAAGTCCCAAGCCCCTGAATGAGGTAGATGTCTGCTGTTGTGAAGACATACAAACCACTCGTGGTGGGGAACATCCGAATTACTGTGTCGGGGAAGACAAAGACATTGGCCGGAGGCCAAGCTTCATTTCCGCTCCCAACCAAAGCATCAGGACCGGCGGAGAAATAAACAGAGGTATTGACCGCGCCCCAGATTCTTCCCAAGTGATAAACCAAGGCGGATATTCCAACAGGCGGAGGGTCGTTCGAGTTGTCTACCGGAGCTTCAATAAGTTCGTCTAGGTTCGTGTCCGCTGTTGTGTCCGTGTAAATCCAGGTTTTTCCCCCGCCGGGGTTTGGAATTTCATCCAAGTAAAAGAGAGTGGAACCCCCTTGAACTGTGCGCCAAATGTAGATTTCATTAACCTGCGGGTCGGCTGATCCTAAACCCTGCACCACGGCGAGGTTTCCAGCAGATACAACTATCGGAGCACTTTGAGGATCAGAAGTGCTGACTGTGTCCGTCAAAGTGTTGACGTAGCTGAAGGCATATATCCACGCGCCCGTGTTGGCGGCTGTATACGGTCCGGTGTTTAGCCAAGTTTGCGTGTTATCATAAGTATAAGCTCCTGTGGTTGTGCTCCATCCTCCGGTAGGAACTGCCCCCGCTCCAGTTTCTCCGAACGCTTGTACTTGCTGTAAATTTCCGTTGGAGTCAAGAATCTGTGTAGCCAAACTTAGATTTTGACTAGCTCCCGGCCAGGTGGAAGAGGAAGCTCCCCGGTTAGTCCAGGACACCCCCGTGGTCTCGGTTACGGTTGTGCCGAGCCCATTAGTCCACTGCGGAGCCGAAGTCCCAGTTGTTCCCGCAACAGTGCATTGGAAAACACCCTCGGCGCTAACAAGCTGTTGGACATTGACTGTGGTGTAGGAGTAGTGGCCCGGGATCGACCCATTAGCCGGAATCCATGTTGTTACAGTTTGCGGGACAGTGATGTAATAAAAGATGAGAGCTTCTATTACGTCCCCAACTGTGTAGGGAGTTGCGGCGACCCAAGCGGGGGTGCCAAGGCAAGTCCATTGTGCTGGGGTGGCTGGGGACCCGTGGTTGTCAATAGTAACGTGTCCTGTGTGTGTGTCCCAAGTAGGAGCCGAAGTCCCAGTTGTTCCGGCAGAAGTTAGCTGAAACAGATAGAGATTGCTCCCGACCGTGACTTCAATAACGAACGACGGAGCGTACCATGTGTTCTGTGCCCAGGATGAAGACAACGGAGCGGGAGCCTGTGTTACGAGAGGCGCGGAAACCGGAGTTGCTATTCCCCAATTCTCGGTCTGAAGCCCCGCGTTTTCCCACTGAGCCCCGCCATCTTGTGTTATTGCTCCAAACGTAGTGGCCCAGGTGGGTTGAGATGGTCCGGCTCCGCTCACTCCTGTTCCTGTGGTGGCGGTTCCGGTTTCTGCACGAGTACTTTGCGTCAGGGCGGAAGCGAATTGGACCTGTTGTCCGTTCACAACAGAAGTAACAGTTTGAGTAGTGCCGTTGAGAGCGGGAACCGAGGTTAGCCCGGTCAAATATAGCTTTGTACCAACAGGAATGGACAACTGAGTCGAAGGATCGAAAAACAGCGTGGCCGTGCCCGACCCAATCGAAATGTTGGTGATGGTCGCTGTCTGGCTGCCAATAACAACTTGTAGGTATCCGTTCGAGTCTACAATGAAGTTGCCTTGGTCATAGGAAGTCGAAGCCGTCCAGGACAGCAGGCTTCCGACAATCTTTTGCACATCCACGCCGTCCGAAAAATACAGCGTGTTGCCCACACTCAGGAACGAGGATTTTCCAGCCCCCGCAGATTTAGTAAAGACCGGAGTTGGGCTCGCGTTTCCCGAGCCTGCGGGCGGAACATCGTAGACAGCATTCGCCGTATCCGCCAGAACTTTTATCTTCTCGGTATTGGAATTGAATAAGTGCCAGGAGTACCAGCGGTCAACGGCGGGGAAGGTGTCGGGAGTTCCTGTCTGATAGGGAGACGATCCTGGGCGACGGACAAGAGTTAGCTTGGTGCTGATCTCGGTGTTTAGGCCGTCGATCAGACATTCGGTTCTCTCGCCATAGAACTCAGCCTCAATATGCGCGGCGTTAGAACGAAGTGGGTTTCTTTGAGTTACGATACCGTCATAGAAGGAGTTGTTCCAGAGAACTCCGAACTTCGGCGGGCGGCTAGGCTGTGATCCCTTTTTCGCTAACTCGTTTGGCACTAGAAGTCTCCGAAAAGTCCATTATCTGGACAGAAAAGTGTTGACAAAACTTGGGCGGGTGTGGTACAGTAATCTTGGAGGACTTATCTTGAGAAGTATCAGAAACCTACGCCCGGACAAGGTCCATAAGGCCAAGCCGCCCCAATGTTTTGAGGAGCGTTCATCGCCCCATAGCCGCCGCCCATCAGGCTCTGCTCCGGTGTGAATCTGAAATCTTCTTGTTGACGATCTGCGGCGCGGAGGGCTTTTTGAAGAGTTTCGAGCCATTCGCCGTACATCTGCATTCCTTGTTGTAGATTGTTTTCTCTATAGAGGGCCGCCCGAACTCCAGCACGAAACAAATAAGACAGCTCAGCGGGAAGCGGCCAGATTGTCTGCTGCAAGGTATATAGTACGGGAGGCCGTACCTGGTATTGTACAACTGCCCACCACTCCAGCCCATTCAACGCGGGAACGGGGCTCATTCTCAAGCACATCCCCAACGGATCGGCGACGGTCCACACAACCGTCCCATCCTGAATCATGGTCCCGGGCGTTGCGTTTGGGGGAGCGAAGGGTTGTGTGCTTCCCGAAATTCCATAGGGATAAAATCCGGGTGGGGTTAGGGTAGTTCCTGTGTAGCCGGGGGACTCGATGTTCAGCCCCAGATTGGTGGAGTCGATGTACAGGATGTTCCCGTTTATGTCCATGAATTGCTGAATGGGCGACCGGGGAAGTTGAGCCTGGCCATACCCGCAGCTATACGCAGTATTAGCCTGCCACAAGCCGAGAGAAGCAAGAGAATTGGGAATGAAGGAGATATTGAAGGGAACCGTCTGCGCGGCTGTCCAAGTCAAATCCCGGACAGTCTCCATCTCACGAATTGGCTTCGGCGCTCCGTTGTTGTTGGATGTGGAGTTGTTGATGTCCACGACCCAAGCGTTTTCCAGCCAGCCTATGTCGGTAACTTGCGTGCAATAGTCCTGCTGTAAGCTCACGGTCAGAAATGGGGGAATGATTTTCCGGTTCCACTTCCAAGGCATGTTTTCTGCCAGAATCCGCGAAAGCACTTCATTGCAAATGGAAAGGAAAGGTTCTGTGGTGTAACCAGGAGCGCCGCCCAAGACGCTATAGAAATCCGGATTCGCCTTCATCTGCATAACGATGGTTTGCAACGTCGGGCTTGTGCTCTGGCTTCCTGACAATACTGTCATACTATCTCCGTCCGGTTAATGGACTTTTTGTGTCTGTGTTCGGATCGTTTCCGATTACTGGATATGCAGCGCGTCCGTGTTCTGATTTCATGCCCTAGTTTCCGTCGCAGTGATAGAACAGGTTGCCGGTCAGTGCCGGAAAAGTGAATGTCACCGCTGTCTTGCTTTGGGTGCTGTTATAGACGTTGGTTGCCAGCGTTGTACTGGAATTGGCCGTGCAGAACGCTGCGTTCGTCCAGCCTGAGTTGGCAAAGGTGATGGTGACACTCGTTGCCGCGCTCAGGCCGGTGATCTTGCCACCTGCATTGGTGGAGTAGGCTGCGATAGTTCCCGCTGAGGTTATGGGCGCTGTTGCTGTGATGTGCTGAGTGCCATTCAGCCATGTTCCCAGCGTTGTTGTGTTGCCCAGCGTTGTTGTGTTGCTGCCCTCCCCAACTGCTCCGTTGCCAATCACATTTTCATTCGTGTCGCCGCTGGCATTTGCCTCCGTGTTAACGCCCAAATAGACGCTGTTTGAAGAGGTTGTGTTGGCTGTCGAACCGTCGCTGATAAATTGACCAGCGCTGTACCCCTGCGCGGTGTTGTTGTTGCCGGTGGTGTTGGAGATGAGGGCCAGATACCCATTCGCGGTGTTGTCGGCGCCGGTGCCAGTCAGGTTTCCCGCTCCCCCAGAGTAGTAGTTATTGAGTGATGTCTGCGCCTGTAGGGCCGGAACCCCATTTAACAAAACACCGTTTGATCCTATGGTCGTAGGTGTTATAGTGCCAGCCGCGACGGTGCCTGGAAATGTGCTGACCTGCGAACTTGTGCCAAGCGTGCCAGTCTGTGTTACGCCGGTGATGTTCAGGTTTGCCCCCGCTGCTGTGGTTGCGCCTGTGCCGCCCGACGCCGGAAGCAATGGCGATCCAAGCGTCTCACTGCCAGCGGCCAAATTTCTGGAGACTAGCACGTCGCCTGTGGTATTAAGGGCTGGAGGTGTAAAAGACACCACAGATTGTCCAATATCGCTGGATGATGGTAGTGCGTTAGAGTTTGGACATACACTCGCTCCACTAGCCGAATTCTGCGGAAGCTGGTGTGCCGTATCAGTTTTAAGGACATCCCAACAAACAACACCATCAATCGAAGGGGGTACGATAGTTATATAGTGCGTAGAATCCAATGTGGCAGGCCCGCTCACAGTCGCAAAAGCAGATGGCATTGTAATTCCGCCGTTAGCGTCATAGCCTATCACTGCATAAGTGTAAGTTGTTCCGGTACCTCCAGTGGCTGTGAGTGTCGGCGTCGCCGGATTTGCAATGGCGCTTACTGTCACCTTTCCTGTACTAGCGATCCCCGATGTTGGAATGAGTTCGCCTGCATAAAATGGAGCACCCCCATAACGACCGTAAATCGAAGTTTGTAGCCCTTGATAGGATAAGCTCAAACCGCCATTGTTCAATTGCAGTAGATTGCTAACATCGTACCCATTGCTGTACATGAACTTTGAACCAAAATAGATGCCTGTCCTTAAGCCGATGGTCGGTGTGGTAGCATCAGGCCCCCAAACGAAGTTAGTGCCGTATCCTCCGCAAGGTGCCCACGCACCACCGCCGTAGGACATCGGGCCTAGTATAAGATTGTCGGTCCCGCCAAGAACGTCACACCCGTTAGCCTCTTCATAAGGACTGATGATTGAGTCGCCATAATCGTTAAGGTTAATTCCGTGCAGACTAGCACCTTCGATATCTGGATGAATGAAGGTATTTTTCGCTCCACCAGAGAGATACAGTCCCGTAGCTCCCCACCACGTACCACCGTAAAAGCTGTTTGAGTTGACTCCTGAAGGGTAACCACTGCTGTTTTTTGTGTACAGTCCGTAGGTAGCTCCATTGGAATCAACATCATGAAAACTGTTGTAGCAGGTGCACCCTCCGGGGCCGTCCATATAAGTTCCAGTATCAAACGCATTGATGGTCAACCTCTCAATGCGAGTGCCTAGTACATTGCTTCCATTACCACCTACCATAAGCCCGATAGAACCACTCGCAGGAGTGACCCCAAATACAGACTGAATACTAAAATCGGCAAGCTGTGCCCCCTGTAAACCAGCGAAGGTACTTCCACTCTCGTTATAGTTTTGCACACACACGCTAGTTGTTGATGTAGCGCAATAGATGATCGAACCACTACCAGCAGGCTGTCCGTAGTAGTTATAAGTTCCGAACATGCCCACGCCTAAGATTTGAGCGTGAGAGCGGTAAACCATATTCGTCCCTGCGGCAAACGATACTGACGCGGCAGGAAGCAGGAGCGTTACGGAGAGTGCTCCATTACCTACTGTTACCGTGCTAGACGAGGACTGGAGGCCAACGAAGTTCCGTGCATCACAAGTGCCTCCCCCTGCCACCACTACGGCTGCGAGACAAGCGTTTACTTTCGCGCCCCAGTCCGCCCCCGGAAACTGATCCGCCTGAAAGGGTGCACCGATCTGCTTTCCAGTTACCGAAGTGGCCGCCGCAACGGTGCCTGGGAAAGTGGCCGTACCACTAGCCCCGATGGCCCCTGTCTGCGTTGCGCCAAGGTTGACTTGAGCGCCGATACTCGCTGGCACTTCCACGCTGATGTTGCTGCCGCTGTGCTTCCACGTTCCGAGCGTGTAGCCCGCGTCTGCCGTTGGCGTTGTGCTGTCCAGGTTGGGGCTGGATACTACCGTGCCGTCCACGCTGAGAGTGCCGCCTCCGCCCGAGCCTCCAGAACAAATATTGGGCATATTTTGAATCCCTTGGCCCGGGAACGAAACGGACTCCGTGACGCAGTAGCTTAGCGGTATGTAGTAGCTATAGTTGCCCGAGGCGTCTGCATGTACAACGGGGGGAGAAATCAGAGCAGTCAAAAGAGGATCAGAATAGATAGTTGCCGCTAGGCCGGTGGTGGTGCTAGTTACCGAAACCGTTGCATAGGGAACCACGTTCGCCGCAACCCCTTGGGGGGCGCGGGCGATAACCTGAGACAAACGATGGTAGCCCGTAGTGGACTGTCCGGATAATGGACAAATCGACAGGGCGGCGAGCACGACGGCGAGCAGAAACTTTTTCATCTTTCCTCTTGATTAGTAGGGGGTAACGATTATGTCGAAGGTTGCTGCCGCTGTTGCGGGGTGCGTTACCACAAAACTTCCAGCAGACTTGGACGAAATATAGGTGGAGGTGAGCATTGTTGCAGCCGCCGCGTTGGTGGGTTGTACAGAAAAATGGCTAGTGCTTAAAGCTCCTGCGAGGATGACCGTGTCCGTTGTGTTTGCGGTTGTAGTCAGAGAAGCAACTAGAGGGCCATTCTGCACAACATTCACAAGCGTCAGCAAAGCTCCGCTCGGGGAGGAAATGGTTTCGGTAACTGAGTAGTTCAGGGGGATATAGTAGTCATAAGCTCCTGTTACATCGGCTACCACCAAGGACCCAATGATAGAAATGGACAGCCCTGGGTCGGAATAAATGATTGCCGCATCCCCGGTAGAAGTCAAGGTAACATAGATCGAAGCACCAGGGACAACCTGTTGCTCTATTCCTGCCTGTGCCCGGGCCGTAACAGAGCCAAAGCGGTGGTATCCGGTTGTGACAACTCCCATTATGAATCTCCTGTGATTAAAATCTTAGCGCCTTTTGAGAAGTTTTCTTTCTGCCAGAGAGGCTGGAGGTTTGTATAGTGGCAGACGTGAAGAACGTCTTCTCTCTTAGTGAGGTCATGCACCGCGAAAGGAATAATGTGGTCTATGTTCCATTTGTCATCGCCCGCACCATAGTTGTCCCAGGACATCCCCGATTGAAATTTAGATTCTAGGTATACTTTTAGTTCCGCAGCGGTACACCCCAAATCTCGTACAGCGTGGCCCGTTTTATACCCTTGTTTAAGGAGCTTTTTTAGGCGAACGCGAAGGTTAGTGGCAATTCTTACCTGAGGGTTGTTAGTCCTTCTTTGCCTCACATAAAGGTTTCGCTCTTCTTGATATTCCGGACCCTGTGCTTTTACCCACGCCCTTTGACTAATTCTTTTTCGCTCTCGCTGCTCTTCGGTGGGTTCCTCAAATTTTCTTATCGTTGCCCAATAGATAGCGTTTCTTACGGACTGCTCTTTCGCATGAGTTTTTCTGTACTCAGCCAATTCTTCCGCATGTTCTTTGCGATAAATCGTATGATAGGATTTTATTTCTTCTTCGTGTTGTTTGGCGTGTTTGGCGGAGTATGCTGCTCTTTCTGGTTTATGTTCTTCATAATACTTTTTGCTGTCTTCGGACCTACAGGGCTTACATCGAACCTTTCCGGGAGAAAAGCACGAAATATCTTTTTCAACCCCACACTTAGCGCAAACCTTAGTCATCGTCAACCGCGCCCTTGCTGAACTTGCATCGTTTGGCGCATAGAGGCTAACTTACTGTCCAGCCACAGGTTACGTTGTGTAATGTTTAATCCTTCGGACACTCCTACTAAATCTGTGAGGAAAAGCTGCAAGGCTCCCTGAGAGCGGGGGTCACCGCAATACTCGGCGCACTTCGCCAACATTCCCTCGTTGTAGATATACGATAGGTAGTCTGGTACGGGGGACCACGTTTGCGTGAGCGCGGAGAATTGAGGAGCAGATTTCTGGTACTCGACAACAATGTTGTAAATCTTGTCCGGGGCCGGGGTAAGGCGGAAGGTTATGTTGTCGGATGTGTCTCTGTATTGCGCCGCAATCCTGGTCATTTGGTTGGGCAGCGTCTCCGCCCCCATAACCAATTCGTTCTGCAACTCGAAAGCGTAGTATCCGCTGCTCGGGTCGTAGGCCACAGCTTTTTCGATCCATCCGAAAGAGGGTAGATTGACTTTGTAGTCTGTATTCCCGATTATAGTGGGAAAAGTTGGAACAGAAGGCGAGGCCCCCGCTCGGTTCCAAGACCAGGCGAAGGGGGGAGCAAGAATAGTCTGCATCACCCAGTCTGCGTTCGAGAAGGCGGGGTCAGAAGACGTGGAGGTGTTGACCTTCAAGCCGGACCCGGTCCCCCCTGTAGTGACAACTCCGGTGGCTCCGTTGATGTACCCAGCCCCGCCGGTAAGAACGTTTAGTCCGGTTACTGGACCTGTTGCTCCACCCCCACTGATATTGGTTACTTGCGCGGTTCCGCCCGAGCCCCCAGCCACCGTAACAACATCCCCAACGGTGTACGCAGTTCCACCCGCGCTGACCGTCAGGCTAAATAGCGCGGAGAAAGTCAGCGGGCGGTTGTACAGGTATTGCTGGGCCAATCCAATGGTCCTAGACAGTTGTATGGTGCTTGCCATTCTTTGGCCTCGGGGGAATGAGTTTCTTGGGGAGGGTTTTGCGGATGACCATCGTTATCTTTTGCGTTTGGTTTTCGAGGGTTCCCATGAACAACGGGGTCGTTGTCAGGGACAGATGCGGGTGCATCCAATCCTGAAACGGGTCAACAAAGATATGGACCATCTCATGCACGACTGCCGTGATTAAATGGTCCATTTCTCCCGCTTCAAAATCTAACCGGGACTGCCTATAAAACGTCAGGGTGGAGTACATATACAAGGAGTTGATGTCGTTCTCCGCATACGTGCCTATTTTGTCTTCCGCCTCGGAAAACTCGACAAGGATCGTCCACCCGGACAGATTAAAGTAGTCCGAGAGATTCTCTACGAAACCAACAACCCAGCTTTCGTAAGCTGATCTCTTCATGTTTACCCTTCGGAACTAGCTATCGCGCAGAACTGATTTATCCAGAGCGTCCGCGTAGTTCAACACAGTGCGCTGGCCCGCAGAAGACATCTTGCCAAACTGCGGCTTTCTCCGCCACTCCATGTACCTCGGATTGTCGGGCAGAAGGATGTCCTGGCAGATGCTGCAAACGCCGACTTCTACGCCGACATCGTTGCGGTGCCACTGGTAGGACGTTCGTCCTTGAAGGTCCTTGAAACCCTCGCCGATCTTGTTACTGCCCGCGATGTGCTCGCAGATACCGTGGAGATACTCGTCGTTGCGTTTCTTCGTGCGCTCCAAAGCAATCTGACGGTCCTGGAACAGCTTCTCGTTTTCTTCGTCAGCGACCTGCTTGCGGGACTTGAGCGGAGCTTTGGGTGTCGCCAGGTCCTTGATGGCTCCGGCCAGTTCGGCGGTGGCAGATTGGGACGCCAGCAACTGCTTCTGCATCGAAGCAATAATGGTGAGCAAATCAGTTTGCGTCAAGGCAGGTAAAGTTTCGGGTTCGGCCTGGGTTTCCACAACTTCGTTTTCAACGGCTGTTGAATCAACGGATTCGGGTGAAACTGGGTTCTTGCGGGGTCTTCCTGCGGGCATAGCGGTCTCCTCGGGCAAATCCGGCCCGGCGGGTTGGGTTGTGTCCATTAGCTGGACTGATTAGTTTTGATTGCGGTACTGACGGAGTTTCTTGTACCAAATGGAGTTCTCTCCGCCGGACGGGGGTCCGAATTCGGCGAGAACCTGGGCTTCGGTCAAAATCTTCTTCTCGATGAAACGCAGAAGAATAGACCGCCAGCCTATATGAGAAGCTCTAAGCATAATATCGCGGGCCCGGTCGAACTCGTACTTCGAGAATTCGGGCATGACACCGAGAGTAGCATACCCGGCGTAAGCGAAAGTGTTGCCGCCCCATTCGGGTTTGGCTGTGCCGGACGTGGCGTAGAGGGCTATGTCCCCAAGGATTCCGCCTTGCGTAATATAGAGGGCTGTGTACAGGTGATGGAGCTTCTGGAGGAATAACGAGCAGTCCATCGGGCGGCCTGTGCGGTCTTGGTGGAAGAACTCTTGATCTTCGTGTCTTTGGCGACGAGTTCCGGCAGAGTTATAGTTCATCTCCTGGAGACGGGCCGTGTGTTCTTTGAGGCTGAGCCGGGGTTGGGCGAGGCACCAAGAGCACTGGTACTTGCGTCCGCCCTCGCAAGAGGAGTCTCGGTCGAAGAAATTCCAGGTCAGGAGACGGAAGCAAGAACTACACTCGCGGCCCCGGACCTCGTTATCTACCCCGGCTTCGTAGTTTATAACGTCGTAGTCGGATTGAATTAGTCCCATTAGAGAACCCCGAGTATTTCTTCCTCGCGGAGAATAAGCAAGTCCTCTCCGTCGATCTTGACCTCGGTTCCAGAATACTTTCCAAACAGAACCCGGTCCTTGACAGAAACATCGACGGGCCACAACTTTCCATCACTTCTCCAAACGCCTTTTCCTATTGCAAGAACTTCCCCTTCTAAAGGCTTTTCTTTGGCTACGTCTGGTATATAAAGTCCGCTCTGAGTCTTCTCTTCGACTTCGACGACTTTAACTACTACTCGGTCGCGCAAGGGCTTAAACATACAAACTCCTCTGTCCATTTCTCGGGCGGTTAGTTGGGGAGCCAGAGCTTTGGCTCAGGTTCTTTGTTCGGGTCGGGGAAAGCCTCGTTCAGCTTGGCCTCAATTTCCTTGACCGTTGCTTCTGCGAGTTGGTTGTCCTCCGCAGAGTCGGCGTTGACAGCAATGTCTCGCTCAAGAGTAATCGAGCCGTCTTCACCTTTTACAACAAGGGCAAGGACGTGGCCTATGACCCCATCATAGTATTTGGTGTGGTCTATATCCGACGTTTCTACACCTATCGTGATTGCCATTTTACCTCACTTAGTCCATTAACCGGACAAACTTCTTGTCTTGGAAATACTAATGATTCCCAGATACGGAGGCCCAGCCGTTTGCCAGCGGGCTTCCGTATCGTGGGCGTGTGCCATTAGATAGTCGAAAGCGTGAACTCCAGAGGAGTCACCTTGACCACAGCACCTGCAACGGTTGTGTACGTCAGCGTTGCGAAGAAGTTCAACGCTGTGTAGGCAACTACCGAGGCTCCCGCTGTGTAAGCACGGGTGGCGTAGGTGGGTGTGGAGCCGTAAGCTGGGCCGTAGTGTACCCCGAAGTATTCACCACCCAGAATCTGCGTGGTAGAATCCCAGAAGAACGAAGCGCCTGCCAAGAAGTTGTAGGTTCCAGTCGCCGCTGTTGTGGTTCCGGCTACCGAGAAGAGAGCAGCCGAAGCGGAAACGAGGGCGGCGTTTCCACCTGTACCAGCAGCCAGCGCGGTTGCCATAGTAGCCGCAGAACACTGATATACGTTGATAGTTGGGGCCACAGAGCAAGCACCAACCGACACCACATACCGGCCTTGAATCTCTAACGCGAGGGGGTGACCGTCGAAGCTGGACGAACTAAAGAATGGAGACGCCCCGCGATCCTCGCCGGTACGACCAAAGTTGTTCTTCAGCGCCGCCGCGTTCCGGTTAATGTCAAGCGGAGTTTTGGTTCCGATTACCGAAGTCTGAAGAGGGACGCTGGCAAAGTACGGAAGGTTAGTTCCGGAGTCGGTCTGAACCTGGAACAGACCAGTAGAGGCCGAACCTGAAGTTGCTGTCACGGTTGCGAAAGTGTTGCGTGTTGTGCCGAATCCGGCAGAAGAGAAGGAATCAGAGTTCATTTTGTGTCCTTTGTTGGTTGGTTGCCTTGTTCGGCTGTTGAGGTCATTTCGGCCATAAGCCCGAAATTATGTTATTGTCTCCGCGTGGGAACCCGGAGCCTTCAGGGGTTTGAAGATAGCCTCGGCGTCGAGCTTGGACCCGTTGAAGAAAATTGCAACCGCTCCGCCAGGCTCCACTAGAAGGGCGGTATGCTTCCCTTTTAGTAGCGTTCCTATTTCATGGATGATTGACGAGTGCGCAACAATTAACGGGGGAACCCCGCACTTAGAAAACAACTCTACTGCTTCTTGCAGGCACGGGCCAATTCTTTGCTTGAAATCGTTCAGAGATTCTCCGCCCGGAATAGGGGTATCGGGGTCATCCAAGTATGTTTGAAGGTTGGCTTCGGACTCGGGAGTGCGCTTCTGACCCGAAAATTCTCCTACGTCGAGGGCCTGCAAAGCCGCAGATGTGTGTACTTGGGCGTGCTCGACTTCGGCTATGATGTCGGCTGTCTGAGTTGCTCTTTGTTTATCGGAGCAAAAGATGTGGGAGATTTCTATTGGCGCAAAAAGCTCGGCCAGTTCCCGCGCCTCTTTTACGCCCACCGAATCGAGGGGAGGGTTTGCTTGCCCTCGGAACGAATTTGAGGCGTTCAAGGCTGTTCTGCCATGTCTGGCAACGAAGCAGACCGCAGTTCCTTTAGGGATTTTCAGTGGCATTCGGTTCTCCGAATAAGTTTTTGGTGGTAAACCCGGCCACCATCGGCCCGGGGCCCGGCTCGGGCGCAGGATAATCAAACTGAAGTTCTCCCATTTCGGCTTCTAGTTCCCGGACAAACTCTCTCAGGTCTTCGTGTTCGGCGTAGGGGGATTTTCTTGCGAGAAGCAGTTCGACCGCGAACTTCCGGTAGTCGTGGGGGGCACTGTCGTTACGGGCCACATCCCGGAGGATCGAATCAGTAAGATGTTGCAGGTGGGAGTAGTGGTCGTCGAGCGGGTCTGCTAGGATCATAGGTTTCCTTGGTCTTGGGTAACGGACGAGAAATAATGTAAAAAGTGCGGGCCGATGAACTCTCGGTTTTGGACCGACGTTGCCCGGTTCGGCTTCTGAGCGGACAAGCAGGGAGATCGTCCGTTGCTTAACCAACTCGTCGTCCTTACCTGCCGGAACAATCTTGCCTCCGCTCTAGGGCTAGTAGAGAAGCGGTTTGACCCCTGCTGAACAAAGGCCCGCTGGAAGTCCATTAACTGGACTAAACTTGAAGGAGCGGGGGTCGGAGAAAGGAGAGAAGCCGACCCCCGGGACCGCCGCGAAAAGGAGGAGTATGCGCGACGGTCGATCTTGATTTAACTTACTCTAGTAATTTCGTGCCCACCCTTTACAAAGACCTGGTGGAAGAATTTTCCGTGGCTGTCCGCTTCTCCAAACGCTATGGCCTTGTCTTGATCGACATTCTGGACAGCGAAGGTTCCGTCGTTGAGCTTGACGGTCAAGCGTTGGGCTCTCGGGTCGTACCGGGCCTCATGTACGTTCGTGCTCGGCTTCAAGCGCATGGGGATGTCGGCCATTACTTCTCTGCCTTCTTGTCCACTTTTCGGGCAACGAGTCGTCCATCAGGAAGTCGTAAAGCAATACCCACGTGTTTGGGAAGGGGCCGGAAATCGGGAAGAAATAGAACGTAGTGCTCGTCCATTAGTTGGGCTCCTTTATGTTGGCCCCAAAGGCCAGGTAGGTCAGAAACCCGAAGCAAGCCGCCAACCCGAGTATGGTTAGGAAGAGGAGCATTACTTTTTCTTCGGCTTCTTCTTGGTCTTCGGTCTGGGTTTGGTTCCGTAGTAGACAGCGGTCGTGCTGGGAAGTGCGGCGGACGTTACTGCTGAGGCGGGGCTGGCGGGCATGTGGGCTCCAAAAGTTTTTCTGCTTCTTCGAGATATTCTTCGCACTGAGAACAAGTACAACCGCAATCTTCGTCGAGCCAAAGGTGGACAAGGAACCGAAATCTCTCGCAGGCTGACTTGTATTTTTCTAGGTCGGTCATGGGGTCTCCACGTTCTTGACTCGAATTTCTTGTTCGGGGCCGAAGCCTACGCGGTTTGATAGCTGGTAGCCCAAAGCGACCGGGGGTTGCTGGAAGGAATCGAGAGGGAAAGTTGCTCTTCGGCGATCCCAAGCTCTCTCCATACTGGCTTTAATCTTAGCCTTGGTCTCTTCCGTCTGTTTTGTTCCCAGTTTGTGGTTTCCGGTGTGGTTCTTGGCGATGTTCGCTCGTCCTTCGGGAGTATGATGCTTTCCCGTATTAGCGGCGGACATGCGGGCCGCGTACTCGGGGTCTTTCCATCTTTCTTTGCATTTGTCCCCGATTAACTTCTTAATTTCATCCGTGTGGGGTTGACCCAGGTCGTGGCGACCAAACATCGGGTTGCGCTCCCCGACTAAAAGACCTTTACGGGATTCTGAAGCTCGCTTCTTGTTCTCGGGGTTCTGCCACCACTCTTTGCTCTTCTTTGAAATCTTAACTTTGTTCTCTGGGAGGTGTCTACCAGCCCGACCACCCAACATTCTGTTATATCCAACAGAGGGGTCGGTGGCATTAAAATGAGCGATGTAGAAGGTTTCGAGTTCGTTGCCCTCTTCTCGACTGGGCGCCTCGTCTATTTTCTCAATAACGAAGGAGTCTTTTCCGTGGTCTCGAATTGCTTGGTGAAAATCTTGTGGGGCCTTCTTAACGAGGGCGTCGTACAAATGACGACTCCAACGCCTCCGCAGAATCTGTACCGTCTGCCCGACGTAGATAATACCGTTAGTCGAGTCTGTGACTTTGTAAATGCTTACTGTTTCCATTTTGTCCTCATCTTGCCATGAGGGTTTGGGGCCGAGGGCAAGCTCGACCCCTTACCGTCTGATTCGAATCTACTTGTATTATACCACACTTTCATGCTTCTGCAACAAGTATTTTCGAACTATTTTCGTCCTAGCTGGACGATGTCTGCGCCTGAATACGCTGTCTGTTACCCGTTTAGAATCAACGGACTGACTCATTTCTGGTCAGTTCATACGGTTTTCTTTCCCGTATGGTCGGACTATTGCATGTCCTTTCGGACCCACTTCGCTTAGTCTCTCAGCCTGCTTTCGCTTGGCCCTCCTTGGCATTTCAGCGTCGGAGTCAATCAGAAGGGGTTTATCCTGCGCCGTTGTGTTAACGCAGTGTCATTGTAGAACCCGGCGGCTCTGTTACCTCGTCCAGGTAATGGACGCGGGCAAGTCGTTTCTGTTCCGCTTGCCTCATACGGTTCGTTTCCCGTATGCCCAGACTGTTGCATACCCTTTCGGGTCTTCTTCGCTCAGTCGTTCACGGTCTCTTTCGAGTTCCGCCTCGTTGGCATTTCAGCGTTCGAGTCAATCAGAAGAAGTTTTACCTGCGCCGATGTTTTAACGCAGTGTGTTGGTGTAGCGAACGTTGTAGCTCACCCACGGAGACTACTTACATCAACTTTGTTGTCGGAGGCTGGGTTTGGTCACCACCGATTTGCCGAGCGGGGTCAGAACTGGAACCCTGCTCAGGTGCGCTCTGGATAAACAGCTTGTAGTTCTTGCTGTTATCATTCGGGTTTTTGCCCAGGAAAACGCTGAAGATCGCGTCTTCACCGAAAATATAAGTGTTATAAACTCTCTGTTAACTGCTGTGTTATCAGCAAGATACGTCATTTCTGCGTATCTCTCATACTTCATTTCGTATGAGAACGGACTATCGCATCGTCCATTACCTGGACGCCCCATCGTTTAGTCTCTCACGGTCCCTTTCGGGTTCCGCCTTGTTGGCTTCTCAGCTTCCAAGTCGATTAGACGGGGTTCTCATTCGAGGGTTTCACCTCGATGACGCCTACATTATTGACGTGTTGCCACTTATAGTCACGGTCGGAGCAGTTGTGGTTTGTTTGAACGTTACGCCAGCGAACGAGATAACATCCTCGTTCTTCGGCAGTTCAAACAGCATGGAACGCATGGAGTCGTCGCGCTTGATGATGTCGGACAATCCGTTGAAGGACGTGTCGTTCAGGATGTCGCGGACCACTGACGGGTGAATGATTCCGCCAAATTTGTTGTCCACGAGCGGACGTGCGTTCACGGCTACCAGGGACTGAGCGGCGGAACGAACGTTGTTGGCCGTCAGGTAGGAACCGTTTGCGAGTTGAATGTTGACCAGGTTGTCAATCGCAACAGCCGAGTCAGCGGTAAGCTGGACAAGGGTGTTGAGGGTGAGGGCCAAGCGGTAGTTCAACTCATTTGCGAGATTCTGGAGTAGACCGGGGTCGTCGATTGCGACATCAAGTGCGAGGTCGCTAGAATTTATAAAATCGGCGTATTGCCCAATTGTGGCCAAAATCTTGTTGCTGGATTCAGAGATCGGACTTCCGACAGTGCCTTCTGCGGACTGGTTCAGGTTAGCGGAAAGCAGTGCGTAGGTGTAGACTTTATGTGTTTAGGCCGTCAGCATCTCTGCTGGGGCGCTCTCGTCGTCGCCGACGAGAACAGGCTGTGTCTTCGGATTATTGAGAAAACGAATTGCATCGCACAACTTCTTACGAAGCTCCCTATTTGGAGTTCTTGGAAGACGGACAAGCTCTAGAGCTATCTTGGCTTGCGGCCTCTTTGTTCTCAGGTAGGGTAGCACTTGGAGTAGAAAACTTTTGCGGTTCTCTTTTCCGGTGAGTTCCCAAGTGTAGAACTCTCTGGTGTTTCCTTTGGCTTCTTGCGTGTGAAACCACCCGCCGTACAACCGCAGAAACAACTGGATAAGAGGGGCATAATTGTTGCCCATTCTAATTCGTAGCATCGGTTTACCGTCAGGAGTAAAAGCTGCTGATATGCAACCTTCGCCGTCCATGATTCCGGCCACGTATGCGTGCGTTAGTTTGTCTTCAACAAACCCGTCTAGCGTGTCAGTCGTTACGCATTCCCTGTTTTTCATCCCCCGGATTTTGTCCATCAACTCTTTGCGTTTCGATGGGTTCTGCTGATCGCCGAGGTCGTAGAACTCCTGAAGTACCAGAGCCTCTTCCTTTTTGATTCGCAGATACGGAAGGATATAAGAGAGAAATTGTGGGGCGGCATTCCTGCCGTTGATGTTCCACTGATACCAAACTTGGCCGCGTGCTGGCGTGTGCTTGGTGTAGAAGCCCCCAAAAGTTTCGACTAGCCCCTTTACCAGGGACAGTTCAACGCTGCTCATAACGATTCTAGGTTGGTAAGGAGTTGCTTTTCCGCCTTCTTTTACAGTCGGCTTGTATATCGAAAAGCACCCTTCCGCGTCCATCAAACCAGCGGCGTAGGCTTTTGTTCTTTCTCTCATAGGGTCTTTGCTCGGCATTGTCTGCTCCAATTATTATACTACCACACCGATAGTATTTTGTCAAGCAGATTTTCACCGATTTAGCTAGATTTTAATTCAGCACCATAGATACTGAATCTGGTTGCCTTGGCGCAACGGCAGCGGACGCTGCTTGGTCATGCTAAGGAATGGAGTGTTTGCCTTCAGGTTAGGAATTGCTTCCCGCTCGTAGTGAATTGCTACCAAGTTGGGGAGAGCGCCCGAGGTGACTATACTGGCTGGTGAATAACTCATTTGAGTTACTCCTTTGTGTTAGATAGAGCGCCGACTTTTTGCAATGTGCATCTGAGTTGCCCGCCACAATGCTTGGTGGGCTTCGTCTGACATATTGTTTAAGTCCTCGGCTGAGGGCGCTGTGAGGGTCTCGGGCGGCGCGACGGGTGTTACGTCGTTTCTCCCAATTCCCAAAGCCGCTCTCGGGCGCGTCACCACTTGAACAATCCGTTCGTTGGGGCGCGGCGCAGGCAGTGCCGGTCCGTTTGACGGAACCGCTACCGGCGGAGTGGGTTCGGCCTGTGGTTCAGGCGGAATTTGTCTTGACCTCGGGGCCGTGAGTAGCAATCCATCGCTGCTCAGGTCCGCAAAAGCCTCTTCAATGTTTGAAACTGTCCATTGTCCGGCGGAGTGAAGATCGAACATATTCGCGTCGGGTTTGCCGAGCTTGAACTTGCTCAGCCAGCGGACAATGAGGTTGAAATTCTTTCCCTCTCTGTCCGGGTAATAGTCGGGGTTCCTTCGAACAAACTCCTCGCCCACGGCCCCGGTTTCGAGGTTGGCGTCCGCGTTCGCTCCCTTTTGCGCCAAGGAGAACACTTCGTCCATTGTTACTCCCCGTGTCTTTTGCATCAGAGCATCGAAGGCAGCAGAGGGATCGGATTCCCACATGGTCTTGATCTCGAAGACTTCGTCCGCCGTCAGCTTCCGGGTAGTGGTCGCCATCTTTGGCGTGGCGGGCTGCGCGGGGGCGGGCGTTCCGAACTTCAGCTTCCCACTCAACTCCCGGATTTTCTTCGTGGCGTTCAGCTTGCCGGTCAGAACGTTAATCAGAAGCTCGTCTTTGTTCTTGCCCCAGAAGACCTCCGGTTTAGCGCCAGTGCCTGGGTCGAGCACAGCCTTCCACTGCCCTTTTTCCTTCGTGCGGGTAACGTAGGCCCCGTCTTCCAACTGAAAGACTTCCGGGCCTTCGGGCTCGGGCTCCACTACGGGAACAACGATCTCTGGTTCCGGCTGAGGATAGTTTGTAACTATCTCCGGAGTGATTAAGGGGTGCTCGTCCAAAAGGTCGGGGTTGATCTCGTCCAAGTGGGTTGCGCTAAAATCAACGTTGTTGAAAGGGTCGGGGGTGCCGTCTGAATTGAGGGCCCAGGGATCAATTACTGGTTGGTTTGCCATGTCTTTCCTTCTTCCTGGAATCCCCAGGAACGCTTAGGTTTGTCCATTATCCGGACGGGTTAGTTGTAAGATTGAACTTGAGGGCCTTCGAACGTATTACAGCCGCCCGTCGTGTAAACAGGATTATAAGGCACCCAAAAAGGAATAGGATCATACGGCGAAGGACAACCCGGCCACGGAGGGTAAGAAGGAACCGGCACCGCGTTTTTGCGTCCACAACAGGGGCAATAGCCGCAAGCAGGACATACGTGCTGTTGGCCGCTCTGATAGTTTCCCAAAGGTTCTAAAGTCATTATGCCCCCCTCTCTTTCATTAACTGAGCTACATCCGCTGCTTTGTACGCGCCGGACAACCAAGCGGCCACTTCTTCTGACGGGTGGTTGGCCGCCTCAATAGCCGAGTTGATGTCTTGTTGAAACTTCACAAACTGATCGTCCAAGGCAGAGGCCGCAGCGTGTACGGTCGGGACTGTGGGGTCGCCTGGGGGGAGATCGACTAAAGCTTGTACTGCCTTGTCCCTATAGTCCCGCAAAACCTGAATGACGGTTTCCCACCCGGGGTGTGTGGTGACTATGCGAAGGGCCCGGCCTTTCTCGTACAAGCCGAGTTGGGCTTCTATCTCGGAAGGTTCGTATCTCTCATCTTCCAACATTACAGTCCCCCGAGGATGTGTTCCAGGTTAACTACTCGTTTAGCGACCGGGGGCGGGGCGGAAGACAAGTTTCCTGGTCTTCCTGTCTTGACTTGGTGGGCCGCGTTGATGAGTCGCTGCAAATCGGCTTCCGACATGTTATCGAATTCGGTGCCCAGAATTCTGGCATCGGTGCTAGTATTTACTTGAAAATTGGGTTGGTACGTTGTACTAGACATTCTCGGCCCCCCGTTTCCAGGGCTTATAGGCGTCCTGACCGGAGCATCCATCCCAACTAAACCCGCAAGGCGCTCCGCTGCCGTCTCTGTCGGAGACCACTAGATCATACAGCCAGCTATCTTTTGACTTGCTTGGTCGTATCTTAGCCGCGAAGTATTTATCCACGAAAGCCGCTGGGTTCTTCTTGGCTTCCCCGTAGGCTGTTCCCGCAAGCAGCAAGGCTGTGATCTGAGAGTCCGAGTATTCTTCTAAAGAACTCGGCCTAATCTTTACACCCCGAAATTCAAGCCAGCGGTATTTGAGGCGTAACTTGGCAAGTCTAAGGCGCTTCCAAAGGTCTTCAAACCAATTCTTCATTCAATTTCCTCTCGGCAATCCGCCGAAACGGGTAGGTTGTTGTCCGGGAAATGGACGGCTTACGCCTGACTCCCAAACCCGGTCGTCTGAGTGTCCGGAGAGCCGGAAAGTTCTTCCGGTTCCACTGCTTTCTTGAAGGTCTCGCGGAGTACGTCACGCGCGGCGCGAGCCGTGTTGTCGGCATCCGCTTGCTGTTGCTGAGCCGCTGATTTCTGAGCGAGCAGAGCTTGCTGCGCCTGGAACTTTTGTTGCAGAACCCCGCCCTGGCTTTGCTGTTGCTGTCTCTGCAAGTCCTTGGGCGTCATCGGAACAACAACATCGTTCTGATTTTTCCAGTCGCTGGCTTCAAACCACATGCGAACTATCTCGTTTACGTCAATCTTCTTGCCTTCGACCGCAAGCTGTTCTACGATGGCGGGGTTGGACAGGAACTGTGATAGCATGGGCAAGCCCTGGGCCATGTTTCGGCGGGTCTGCATTTTGCTTCCAGCCAGTATCGCAAACTTGACTTTGGCATTCAGGATGTCGATCAAGTCGCCGCCCTGCGTCACATAGTCGTGCTTCAACTCCTCGCTCATAATCCAATCAAGCTGAGAAAGCGGAAGCATCATCTGGTTCATTTCCTGCATATCATATAGAAACGGAACGATAACCTGGTTGGCAATTTTGTCCACGAATTCGGAGACGGGGGTGCTTGCGCCTTGCAGCAAGCCTTGGGCTCCGGCAGAGGATCGAGCGAGATTTGAGTGTCCGCTTGCTCCCGATACCCCTTGCCCGCTCATTGAGCTATTTCCCGATACCGAGTCTACTCGGCTTTGGGACATGCCCAAGATTTGTCCAGCCTCGGGGACTGGGTCTCCAAATTTGAGGACCTCTAAATCTCCCTTGGTATCCACTTCTATCATCTTGGCGGGTCCGATGCGCACGCTCTGCGTCGGGATGCTCTTGCCTCGCACGCGGACAAACGGGGCTTGCAACTTCAAACTTACTGTATCAAGCAGCAGGTTTGTGGTTCCGGTTTGCAGGCGTTGTTCCGTGCCCACGGTCCGGCCCAAACCCATGCCCCAGAAACTTCCGGGGCTGTCCCACCAGCCAATGCTGAGGAACGGAATCTTGCCGTAGACGTTCTTGTCGTTGTAGATGACAAGTTTCTTTTGCAGGACGATGATGTAGGTTTTATTGTCCCACCGCTCCAAAACCTCTAGGGGTTTTTGGAAAGGATCGGCAGTCGTCTCTTCCCACCGGGATTCAGCCCTTGCGTCATACAAGGGATTTCTTCCTTCTTCCTCTTGGATGTTGGACTCAACAGGCTCCTGTGGGGGGAAGAACAATTCGAGGAGTTTTTCCCTTGAAGGAATATCATAGCCTTCCCGGTCGCGCAGCTTGTCCAGGTCATCCCACGTCATGTAGCGGCGGCGGATAACATACTTCGCTTTGCGAATGTCCGGCACGTTTAGTCCGGGGTCCACCAAGACTTCTTTCAGGTTGACGATGTGCTCGAAGGTGGGTCGGTCTATGACCTCTTCTATGATGTCTTCTTCTAACTCATCGTCCCCAATCGTAGTATCGGGGGCTCCGGGGATCGCGCTCTTGATTGTTACCGAAGGTGTTTTGCGCTTGACTATTTTGCGCTCACGTGTGAACTTTTCCCATCCTTCCTGGAATATGGCCGTGCCAAACAACAGGCAGTTTGCCATTCCCAAGCGCAGTTCTTCCCTGAAGTTGATGTCTTCCAGTTGGAAACCGAGCAACGCTTTTACTGCTCGGGCACATTGCGAACTTGTTCCCGGTCTTTCCTGAGCGAGGAATGGTGGGTTCTCGTAGAACAACCCGGCCAGGGCTTGGGGATTTATGCCGTTGACAGCGAGCGCGACCGTGAAGAAATTGACGGAGGCGGCTTCGAGTTGAGTGCCAGGCCAGTATCGAGCAACGAACTGCGAGTTATACAGATCGCGGGCCGTCGCAAATTGAAGAATCCATTGGCGACGATTTTCTTCCTGCTCCGCTCTTTCAGTATCCTGAATAACCAGTTTCAAACTGGCATTCTCTTCGGAGGCCCAGGACCCGACAGAAAGGAAGGACTTCGCTTCTTTGAGCGTTATGTCTTGGTGCGGATTAGGTACGGGCTCTGGAAGAATGCTCATCTTTCCCCTTGTCGTTCAATATTCAAGAATATAGAATAGTCCATTAACCGGACTACTCGCAGTCGTGGCTTCCGGAAGTTAGGTTCACGGAACAAGCGACTTTCACCGCTGTTCCGGCATCCGCCGAACTTGAGCCAACCTTGAAGTCGGAAGCGGTCACGTCGTTATTGACGTTCTGTGTCGGGGATTGTTTGACCAACTGGCCTTCGCCAGATGAAGAACCTTCGGCTCCGGTAGGGCCTACGGCAGGATAGTCAGACGGCTTGGAATCACGAGGATTTTCGAGATTGCCGCCACTTTTTACTAGAGTTCCAACAGCCATTTTTAACCTCTTGATGTAGGCGCGAAGCCCAGGGTTGAGTTGTTCGTTAATTGTGGTGTCGGGGCAGACGCGCCCCACATGCTTATGGGCTTAGCCCCTTGTTGTTTAGGGAGAAGCCCGGGAGGAAAGTTCGGAGGAAGCGCCGGTCCATTATTCGGACCAGGGGGCGGGGTCGTCCACCCGTTGGGGCGGTCTACTTTGAGATGCGGCTGAAACGTAATTCCGAAGATTTCATACGTTCCGTTGTTTTCCACGTCCGAGGCGTTGCGCGGCATTTTGCTTATGAGCCGCTGTCCGATAGGTATGTTCCACCGGCTAGGAGTAGACAGGTGGTCCGCGTCGTGTGTGTAGAGGACCGTTCCGTCATCATCTTGGATTTCTACGTGGAGTTTCATTAACCAAATATACCAGCGCCCAAAATGTTAGGCATTCCGTGGGGGGTTCCCGACCAAACTTCTGGTTCGGGGGAGAACATATCAGAAACAACAGGTTCCGGCTGAGCACTCACGATGTTCCCGTTTTCGTCCAGGTACGAGCCTTTCCTTGCCATGTACTCTTCGTCAAACAATTGACCCCAGCCCTGTCGGTCGATATTGAAGAACATCTCCGTGCTGTTTTCGACTATGGCTTGAGTCGCCCTCGGCGCGTAGCGAGGTTGGTATCCGAGGTTGTCTGGAATATCATCGTGGTGGTGACTGGACATGCAGGCTTGGAATTCTTTGTAAAGAGCGTCCAGGGTTGGATACTTCGGCTGCATCGCAAAATTAGCGAACTTCAGTCTGCCTTCTTGAATCCAGGGGAGCAAACTGCCCATGCGAATTTTCTTGGCGTCCTTCTCGTTGCTGGGGGTTACCCAATCTATGTGCGTGCAAACCGCAATAACATAAGGATCGCCTGTCTTTTGCGCCTCGGCGTGGATGGCGGGCTCTAAGTTCTTGGAGCCGCCCGCGTCTTCTATCCCAAGGATGAAAGGTCGTTCTTCCACGACAAGTTGGACAATGGCTTGGGCCGCCGAGAAAGGGTTGAATCGGTCCCGAATGACTTTTCGAACATAGCCTACGGTTTTGCGTGCTCCGGTTCTCTTCTCAACAGAGTCAAGTACGTCTTCTTCCCCCCACATTACAGAGCTTCCAACGCAGTAGTCGGTGCCTTTCTTTTCGCTGAAGGACAAGTCCCAAAACTGGGATACTGGGCCCTGGCGCGGCAGCATGTGATAAGGAACCGTAGCGCGTAGAAGGGAAGGCAGGTCGAAGACCACCGAGCTTGCGGTCCTGGGGTTCTGATTTAGCTGCCCCTCGAAGACCCTCTCGTTGTTCGCGTACTCGCCCATCAACCAGGGATAGGGTTGCTTTTTGGGAAGCAGGAGTATGCAGCCGTCTTCTCCGGCCTCGATGTAATTTACCGGCTTACCTTCGCGTCGGAGCCGTTCTTCAACTTCTGGATTGATCTGACAGGCTTTGCCAATCAGTATTTTAATGGCGTAGGTTTTGTTGTAAGTGAGCGTCCAACCAACTCCGGTCGTGGTTTCGATCTCGCCGTTGGTTAGGTACTTGTCGAGCAAAATCCCATAATGATCTTCTTCCGCATAGCGGGTTCCCACGTAGTCTTTGTAAAAACCGCCAGGCATCAGCAGCTTTTCGGAAAGAAACAGCTTCTCCGACACGGTGGAACACTGTTCCGAGGTTTCAGTATTCTTGTCCGAAACGGCGTCGTCTGACTTGATGACTTCGTAGTGCCACCCGGATTTAGTCTTTCCCACAGAGGAAGCAACAACCGTCGGCTCTTTGCGGCCCGTCTTTTTGGCCTTGTATACCGGGGTTGTAAAAAGGGTTCCAGCCCCCATATCTTTGGGCAAGCAGCAATGTTCGGGAAAGAATAGATTGAAGAGAGTCGGAGCGTCTTCTCTCAGAGTAAAATACCCTTTCAATTCTCCGGTAAAGCCCTTGGACAGCGTGGCTTCGGCAGTTTGGTACAGGATTCTAAGTACGGGAAAAGCTATAATCCATTGAAGGGCGTCGATATGGTCATACGACGATTTTGCGCCGCCACGCGGCCAGAGCAAAACTCGGGTCTTAACCGGGTCCTGATCCTGAATGGATTTGGTTGGGTCCTTCTTAACGAACAACTCAGCGAAAATGTCGTACTGCGGGTCGAGGAAGATGTTCTCTGAAATCGGGACTTCGCCCCCGTTGCTCACGGACATGGAGTCCCACAAGAAATACTTTGCCAGCCACTTCAGGTCTGCGATGCTGCGCCTGCGAACTTCCTTGCCCAGGTTGGAATTGGGGATGTGGTCCGAGCCCAGCTTGGACATGTTGACCAGGTCCTGCTTGCCGCCCTGAAGGAGGTCATAGAGCGCGTCATCGGGGATTAGCTCGTACCCACCGTATTGGTCATAGAGCGCGTCTATTTGGTCAGAGAAACTAAGCATAGTTGTCCGGGTAATGGACTATTTCTTCTTGGCTTTCTTGGGGAGCGGGATTTTAGCCCCCTCTTTCCGGGCGTATGAAATTTCAATTGCCCGGGCTTGGGCCGCGTTTTTGACGATGGGGCCGCCTTTTCCCGAGTGCAGTTTTCCGGCTCTAAAATCCGTCATTATTTCTTTGGCTGGCATTCGTTCTCCAAGTCTTTGAGAATAAGATCGGCAAAAGCCGCCTCGTTCTCGTGCTCCAGGGCGACAGCTTTGTATCCGTTTTCTCGGGCGTACACGGCGGCTACTAAAGATTTGTGCCGATGTCCAAGAACAAATAGTCTGATTCTTTCCAAAGACTCAGATGTCATACGCCTCTTGTTAGAGCTTGTTAGAGCTTCTTTGCAACCGCAGTTTCGATGCCCTTCAAGCGGGCTTCAATGGTGGTTTCCAAACTTGCGACAGCGGCGGCCAACTGCTTCGAAAAGTAGTGACCCCCGACGAATCCGACGATAGCCGACAATACTGCTGTGTAAACGTAGTCCATTTGTTCTCCTATGGTGCTGTTATGGTGCTGGTGTGGTGGGTGGTTGAACTTGCTGGGTTGCGTTCGGTGCCCGGTTGTTCACGGCGTCCGCGCTGTATTTCAAACCGGCAAGCACTCCGCAAAGCATAGTGGCGAACGTTCCGACCGACCCGACAAAAGTAACGATGTCAGTGACCGAGATGGCCCCGTGGAGTTTGTAAATCAGGCAGCTAATCCAGGACAGGGCCGCTGTCACCACCATCAAGATACAAACCTTAGTGTTGCTAACCGTCCCGTCTTTGTCAGACAACTGCGACCGCAGGAACCCCGCCGCCCAGTTGCCGCCTAATGTTGAAGTTCCGTTCATTACTTTTTCCCAAGGGCATAGGCCGTGCCACCCGCGACAACAGCCGTAATCCCGATGATTTTTGCGTCGTGCCGGAACCTCTGCCAAAACGTACCGCCTTTAAGCGCGGTCTTATAGGCATCCCGTTGGGTAGTAGTTTCTTTCAGTTCGTCCACAGTCGTTGCTTGAGTAAGAGTACACGCTGAGAGTTTCGCGCTGTTTTCTTCGCAGTTAATGGCGTAGTCCTGAAGGGTCTTCAAATCCACGGCAGGAATCTGAACTACAGGAGCAGACGGAACTTCCGTTGGTTTTCCGTTCACGACTTGTTGCGTCGGAGGAGGAGTAACCACTTGCAAGGGCTGAGCCAGATTGGGAAACAACTTGGAGGCCGAAATGACAATCTGCTGCGGAGTCGCTGGGAGGCTTCTTGCTGATTCCAAATCGGACAGTCTTGCCGCCAAGTCTGTTTGAACTTTGGCTGCGTTAGCTTTGTCCGCCTGAATCTGCGTCTGGGCAGTAGCCACCGTTGCCTCGGCCTTGATGCGGGCGTCGTGCTCTTGTAACCATTCGTAGGCACCAAAGATCAGAACCGCAGCGACGACAGCGGTAACGATCCAGCCCAGCTTCGAACTTGGAACGACGGTGGTTGTCATTTACATTCCTTGCTGCGGCGCGGGAGCCGGGGGTCCGCCCGGTCCGGGGGCTGCCGCTCCTGCGGCTGCGGGTCCTGCTTGAGACATATCCGGAGAAGGAGCGGCCTGCGGAACGGGGGCCTGATCTCCCATGTTGGCATCCATGTGCGAATGCAAGGCTTCGAGGTCTGGGAGGACATGCTCTTCATCCGGCTCGGGAGCCGTGTCGGGAGAGTTGGGGTCTGCGTCGTGAATATGCTTGGCGATAAAGCCGCCAGACTTACCGCGCCGGATATGAATTTCCTTTGGGTGCTTCTTGGTCTTCGACTTCTTGGAGGACTTCTTGCTGCCCCCGCTCATTGCGGAATGAGCCCGGGATGTTTTTTCTTCTGCCATATTGGTTTCCTTTGTGCTGTCCGGGTAATGGACGGGGTTAGAAAAAGTCGGTTACTTTTTCTTTGCGATAGCTTTCAAACCTGTGGCTACCTGTTGGGGCGAGCCCTTCAGCTTGATTTTGATCTTGGCCTCTGGGGCCTTGACTGACGGTTTCTTCGTGGTCATGTGTTTCTCCTGTTGTACCTCTGGTCTATTGTCGCGTGAAATCTCCTCGGCCAGCATCATCTCTCCTGGCCGCTTCCCTGGCCCGTTGTTGCGCCGCCCCGATTACTGGATATGCAGCGCGTCCGTGTTCTGATTTCATGCCCTAGTTTCCGTCGCAGTGATAGAAAACTACGCCTGTTTCCGCTGCCGTGAATGTGATCGTGAACCCCGTCTTGCTGATGGCGCTGATGTAGGGAATGGCCGTCGCATTATCCGGTGTCACCACGCAGAACGCCGCATTGGTCCAGCCGGAGTTGGCAAAGGTGATATTCACACTTGTAGCTGCGCTCAGGCCAGTGATCTCTCCGCCCATGTTGCTGCTGTAAGCGGCTACGCTTCCTGCTGAGGCTGTTGGGGCTGTGGCTGTGA